GTGCCAGTCGCACCTAGCTTAGTTAAGATATCGGCTGTGAGCTTCTGCTTAGCTTCGAGAGGTACGGCAGTGAAGGCCATAAGCTTATCACCTAACTGCTTGATCTCTTCTACAATAGCTTCGTTTGACTCTACTGCCTGAGTGTTAGCAGCACGGTTATCTAGGGCCTGAGTACCGATGGCCTTGTTTTGTTCCATCTGATCTTTCAAACGTTGTACACGTTCTGCACGTTCTGCATCTTCTTGAGCTTTCTTAGCCGCTTTCTTTTCAGCTGCGCTAGGAGCTTTGCTAGTCTTAGTCGTGGCAGGTGCTGGAGTTTCTTTAACTTCAGAAGGGTGAGCTTTGTACGGGCTCTCAACTTCAATCATCTCATCGTCGCCAGTAGTCTCTTCAGTAATACCTACAACATCAGTATCTAAGTCATGAGTGACAGTAGCACGTGTATTACGTGAACTAACTGCTGGAGCAGGTTTACCTTCTCCGACTTGAAGTCCAGCTAGGGCCTTAGCAATAGTTGAAAGTTCTTCCACTGATGCTAGTTTAATTTCTAATCTTAGTTCCATTTGATTCTCCAATTATTTAAGTAAGTAGCCGCCAATGACGGCTACAAAAAGTATTCCAAACAAAGCGACTTCCCAAGGTTTACACAAGAGAGCCCCCGCCATTACCGTTATAGTTGTTATTGTTAAAGTTCTGGCCATTGTTACCATTGAAGTTCTGACCGTTGCCGTTCATGTTTCCATTCTGGTTTTGGTTAAAGTTCTGACCGTTCTGTTGCTGGTAATTCTGGTTATTTTGTTGACCATTGTTACCATTAAAGTTCTGACCATTGTTCTGGTTAAAGTTCTGATTCTGGACATTAGCTTGACCTTGAAGATTACCAGTCAAAGCGCCACCGCTAGCAGTAGCACCTAGGAACTCACCAAAAGCTTCCTCAGCATTGAATGAACCGCTTGAAGCGATCACGATGCGATCACCTGTACCAAGACCTAGGATACCGTTAAAGAAGAGGTTAATCCCTTTAGTGTTTCCTTCCATCCCGCCTGCAGCAAACTCCACTACAGCTTCAGCACCATCGTAGTAGAAATTCTTTTCATCTAGTACGTTGGCCTCACGGTAGCCTTTAGGAGAGTTGATATCTTTAACAAGTGCAGTAGGTGGAAACTGAACACCTGTAGACATACCGATAAATACGTTACCTTTCTGCCAGTCCTGCCACTGCTCACCGTCTGGTCTAGTTGGAGTGCGACCGTCTTTGATTGGGTTACTCCATAAAAGGTCAGGCATTTGAGGGTAGAACTGTTGCTTGATATTTCTGAAAGCTTGAGCAAGCTGTTGAACCTTAGGGTCGTTAGGGTCTACGATGAGGTAAGTTGAGTGCTTCGGGAAACCTTTGTTTTGATAGTCAAAAGTAGAGATGATGTGAGCGCGTGCAAGTCTACCCTTGATGGCAAACTTAATGCTGTTACATGCTACTACAAAATCTGACTTAGCTTTCTTTTGTCCGTTTCCGGCGTTCTGAGTGGTCATGATATTTTCCTTTATCAATTATACTAAAGCGTTAGTGCTCTCGTATTCGTTTAGTGCGGTCATTAATGAGTCTCCAGCTTTGTCTTGGATCTTCATTTTAATTACAGGACATTTTCTTGCTGGGTCAGCGGTCTGAGCTGCTGGACAGAAGAAGCAATGGCTCCCCTCATTGGGATAAATATTAGGCTGTTTGGTTTCCCAAATATCTTGTTCTACCGAATTTAAACCGTCAATCATTTCGTATGGACTATATACGTGTTCGTCGTAACCAATTGATACACTTGGTTGGTAGATACCTGATATGAATCTGTAATGCTCTGGGATATTTTCTAAGTGCCTGAATACTCCCATTAGGTAATCTCTTAACTGAATTTCATCAGCGCCTACTTTAGCATTGCCAAACTTGTAATCGAGTACTACGCAAGCATCTGTACCGATGATAATCACATCAGCGCTACCCCACATCTCACCACTGATATGTAACTTCTTCTCGAAGAGAACCTGCAGGACATTACCCACCATATTTGAGAAGTAATCGACTGCTTCTAGCGCTCCACGGGATACCCATAGGATGTCATCTGAGTCACCACACTCTTCTTCACGCTTCTTAAGTATCTCAGCTACCTGCCAAGGTAGAAGGTATGGAAACGCTAAGTACTCTCTACGAACAAATGCCTCAGCTAGTTCATGGCAAAGGGTACCTCTGATATTGTAACTCTTATCAGGGATAACGATACCGCGTGATAGTTCTATCGAAGCTGGGCAAGCCTTCCATCTCTTGTGAGAGGATGGGCCATACACTGAGTGTTCACCGTCTGGATTAAAGGCCCAAAAACTCGGCTTGATTGTTAGCACGTTCATTCTCCAATAGTTTATTTTTTAAGTGGCACTCTATGCCTAGCCTTTGAGCTAGCTCATAGTTATTAATCATTCTCGTCAGTCTGCGGTTAAAACTTGAACCTCTTCTTGACAACGTAATAGTTCTATCCCGTTTTAATGTGAATACCCCATCGGCCAGTATGTTACACACCTTTTCTAGTGAGTACCTGTACGCATGGTTATCTAGGCACCCTTTAACTATACGTTTAAAGGTTCTGTAGTTAGTCTCTTCTGCAATGATGGATATGTCCTCATCAGTCAGAACACTACAAACGCCCAGTACGTCTACGTACTTCCGCTGTGCTGTGTGGACTTTATACTTGCCGTTATCTAAGATGATTTTCATAGCTTGCTAAGATACTCAGTCACAAAGGTTTTAACCTTGGAATAGGCTTCAAGACCTGTTTCGCTGTGATGCTTACGTCTACGGTACATACCATCGAAATAGCTATACTCACCTGCGATAAGGATGAGGAGAGTTAGCTTAGGGTGCTTTAATTCAGTGGCGACAGGGATAAGTACTAGCATGTCCTCTAGGGTCAGAGTCTCAAACTCTAGTAGAGCGTCCAGCATGGCGACAGGTTTAACGGTCACAATGTCAGCAATAGCCTGCATCATTACTTCGTGGGTAGTTTTACGGTGTAGCACTTGGCAGTGCGTGTCGTTTAGTATGCGGATCATGTTATTTCCTTGAAGGCGTCCAGTAATCTGGAGAAAGTTTTTAAAGGTCTACGGACAAGTTCATTATCCATCTTTTTAAAGGCGATGTCAAGCGGTTTCATGTCAAGCTTGACAGTTGGATCAGGTATACCGAAGCGAGTACACCACTTCGAACATGGGAACTTGTCACAGTAGGCGCAGGTTATTTTAGGTGTCACGCACGTACCCCTTTATTTCGTCGTACTTAAACTTGCCTTCATACCGTTCACACCATAAGTCCTCAGAGAACAGATGCGATGCTAGCTTATCTACCTGCCCTGCTGCGTATGCGAGCTTAGCCCCTTCATGGCGGTCAACATACCTACCAGTGCTAGTAACAAAACCTTGGTTAGCAGCTTTCTGTGAAGACTTAACTGTTAAGTGGTGCATCTTATGGAAGCAATCAGCGTGGCACTTCCCGATAAAGACCCAGCCTGACTCAGATACTACAGCCGCATGTTTGATCGTTTCCACTTACTGCCTCGTCTTCTTAGTTTCCATCAGGCGATTACAGGTCTTGCACCGCATGTAACTATTAAAATACTTAGTGGAGCCTACAGGGATACAAGTACCTTCCCGTTCACATTTCATCTTCTTATTCCCGATAATCTCTCTAGGATGTGGCTTTTTCATTTAGCAGCATCCTTAAACGCTCTAACCACTGCTAAGAAGATAAAGTCCTTAAGCTGCTGAGCTTTCGGTAACTGCTCAAAGGTGACCATACATGGGTGAGTTTTCTTTTCAGCTTCTTTAAAAACAGGCTCAATATATCTATAAGTCTCAACATCCCAATCAAGTGAGTTGTGGCAAGCATTCGACATACTTCCAATGGCATCATCAATTTTCTGTCTCAATGTTTTAGTCACAATCCCTCGATCAGTTAGTAAAAAAAAAAAAATGGCGGTTTTTATCAGGTGCAATTACCGCCCACACACCCACCATGCTCCCTTTAGTCGGGACAAGAGCATGATAATGAATTCCCGATCAAGTCGTTATTTAGTCACTCAGTTAGCGGTTAATTATCTGTGCCTGAATAATCAAGCGACAAATAAACAATATTTCCCATGCCACATTCATGATCGAGATCCCAGATATTAACAACGTCAATCATGTGAGCATTAAATCTTCTTGCCTCGGTATCAACCAAAACACCAGCATCAATCTTGGTGGGGTCAACCTCAAGAATTTCATCAATACGCTTTTTAAGTTCTCGCAATGTCATAGTCGCTACTTCCTGATAATTTATCTTCTCGATTACTTTAATTTTGAGTAACCATTCTTTCTCATCATTCTTAAAAATCTCGGTCTGTCATAGTGACCAATATGTACTGTCTGAATTCGAGAAGGATTATTAAATCTAGTTCTGCTCATGTCATAAGTATCAGGACAACAACGGCACGGATTTCTTTCAGTCTCTTCAATCTGGCCGTGCTTATTAATCCAAAACTCTTTCACAGCTTCAGCTTTGTCATGATTGATTTAATCGCTTCTGGAGTGGCATCAATTTCTTTAAGATCATCAAGTGTCGCTTGAGCAGCAACCATGGAAAGAGGTAAGCCAATCAAAGCTGCTCTAATTAGAGATTTTTCTTTGTCTGTTAATTCGTTATTCATGACTATTCCTTAACCGTAAAAATTGAACCGTTGGCATGAAGTCTTGGAGTGATACTTCATATCTTTCATCCCTATTTTCTCGCCATTGTTTATTTAATCTCGGACTTTGCTCTCATGTAACCGCCTCTGTCCTTATCTTGAAGCCATGAATCGACACTTTGAAGAACTTCCGAGGCATTACGAAGCTCTCCATTGTATTGACCACAGGTAAAGTTACTTAAAATGTAAACCACGAGGCTCTCAGCTTCAGTCATGTGACTGGTGTCTGCCTGATTGTTATTCTCTTGAGCTGTACCGAGAAAAATCTTGTCCTCGGATATCTCTCTTTCGGTTAATCCTGTAAGCTTGCTGTTTAACATAGGTGCTCCTTTAGTTTTTCCGCTCGATAAGGTTTATTTCCAGTTACACTCTACCATACTCAGATAACCAGTAAGGCACGCTATAAAGGCATTTATCTTTAGTCTTATAGTTACTGGTTAAACCGAATGGGCCTGATTTATGTCCAAAACCTGCGTAGTGGGCATACTCATGTCGAAGTGAAGCTCTTAGATCATCTACAGTGGCACGCTCTACATAGTGTTCATATAAAGTGATTACACCCTTAGAGTAAGCTCCGATAGCCGCAGACTTAGGGTTTCCTTTCTTCACGTAAACGCTAACAAACTGACGTTGCTCTGTTAGTTGAAGGTAAACCTTTTTGCCCGTACCAGAGTTATACTTCCAATCGTTCTTATCTAAGACCTTACCTGTTAACTCTGAATCGGGGTGCAGGTCAAGCTCAGCTAAACGGATAGCTTCAATTAACTTTGGTAAGCCTACGGTACTATTCTGAAATCTTTTCATGCTACATCCCTATTGGTGTGTGAGCCGCTACAATAACCGAAGCGACAATCATTAATATTAAGTATAAAGCCCATAATACTGCTTCAAAGTTCATTTATTCCCCGTTACTACGTGGCAGTTTTACCCGCCTATTGATCGACTAACTAAATTTCAACTACATATAATCTGGCCCTAGCTTTGCAATCTCCGAAGTAACTTTAACCTTGGAGAAAAACGATGCTTGCCAAAACTAAACCCAAAGAACCTTTTATCATTACCGAGCTACTTGCTAAACAAATGGAACGGCTTTATCTGTCTGGTACTCAACGCTACTCTGATATAGCTGCTGAGTTAAAAGTTCCCTACAAAGTAGTTAACCGTTACATGACTAAGTGGAAAAGACGTAATGGGCTACTTAAAGCTCACCACGAGTTAACCGCTAAGCCTACTTCCTCTATCAATAGTGAGCTACAGTTCTTACGTAAGTTCTACCTAGACCATGTTACAAAGGAACTAATGCTCTAGGTTAAACTTGGTTATTACTTCACTACAATTTTGCAGCTTTATGTTAGCTGATTCTCTATCGTACTGCTCACTCTGCACGCCACGCTTGTACTGTTCTTGTCCATACAGGAATAACAGCGTGGCAAATATACCCGTCACAATAACTTCTTTCATTAGTTCCTACCTGTCCAAGCAATCTGATCTTCCACAGTCATTGTCTGCCACGTACCGTCTTTTAACCATACCCAGTTATCACTAGATATTTGAACTACGTTCTCATTTAAAACCTTGTCCATAACGATACAGGGGGTAAGTTCGTAACCTTGGCAGTACATGCGTAGATGATGTTTTAAGCCCATTAGGTCGAAACCTTGTTCATTACAGAATGCGCATTGGTGAGCAATAGGTGTACCTTTCATATTAGTTACACGCTACTGTTTGACCGTAACGGTGACACATATCATTGGTGTAAGGCTGCCCATAACTACTAACGTACATACGCCTGCAATTGGTTATTTCGAAGTCTCTGCGTAAGCAGTGGGGGTAGTTTAGACCTGAGGTATTTTTAGGTTTACCGCACGCAAAGATTAAAATGGTAAAGGTGAATAGTAAGAACGAGATTTTCATTTTGCCTCCGCTAAAATTGAATATAATTATGCTACGGGTTCGGTAGTTGTTCTGTCAAGTACGATGGAGTTAGCAACAATTCCAGCAAGATACTCTGCGTGGTCTAGTACCATAATGTCGATGATTATGGCATGGGGTACTCCAAGTGCCTTAGATACATTGTGTATCTGCTTAGACGGTAATCCGCACATACCTCTTTCGATGTTGGAAACGTACTGTACATCTCCTAAGCCTACTGCCTTAGCAAATGCTACTTGGCTTAGCCCCATGCCTAAGCGGTACGACTTTATGAATGCTGCCATACGTTTGAATTTTTGTTTAGGATTCATGCTGTCAGTGCCTTTTTCTTTAACGTGTCGTACATTTCACTTAGCTTTAAATGAAGCTCTTTTAACTCTTTAACATTGCCGTACTCGATAGCGGTTTCTACCTTGGCTTCTATAGTAGGGTTTATAGCGTGCATTTTGCGCCCTGTACGCTCTTCTATCAGGCTAGTGACCGTATTAATGGCTACCCGATAAAACTCCACCTTGCCGAAATTTGCTTGCTTCATGCTGCTTCTCCCTAGCCTAGTACTTCAGTGTACCCTTAAACTGTAGACTGGATAAATTTGTTTAGTCAACTAACTTACCTTTACTCTAAAACCGTTAACTGGGTTAAATTCCCACTTCTGATTCTGTGGGCCCATGTGATAGGTTGAAATAAACTTGTAATCTCGAAGTAGCTGCCTAACACTTACCACCTCACCGTCTGCACGCTGGTATGTGTGATTACCGATAAAGGTGAAATGCTCATACTCTAGGGTCTTTAGGTGCTGGTATCGTTCTTGTCGGTGAGGTTTCATATTTCACCTATTGACTCAAATATAGTCATGGTTTCAAAGTAAGGGATAAGGGGTATTTTTAGCTGAGCTAACCTGTGGTGCCTGTCCCACGTAGGAGCAGATTCTTTTGAAAGCTGAGAGTACAAGTACTTACCATTCCTATACGTGTCACGTACTCCAACTACCAGTCTACCGTCTCGGGTAATGAACATTCTGGTATAAGTGTAAAAGAATGTTTTATTCACTTAGCACCTCCGCATGATTTACACTTAGCTCCGCCCTCATCCCAATTGTACATTGCTATGTAGCTAGGGTTATCCTGACACTCAGGGCATGGATGCTTACCGTTCGGGTACTTTTCCTGCTCAGTTGGCGCTTCAAACTTAGCGTGCTGCATGACCATCTCAATGAACTCATCAGCGTCAATAGTGTCACACTTCACATAGGCATCAGGTACTACCTTAGCCTTAGCTAGGTATTCTTTAAACTGAGTCTCCGTAATGGTAATGATCTTCTCTGGCACTTCGTAAGTAAGTATTGCCCTAACGTAAACCCCTACACTAGATTGCCCTTGACTCACTCGCTTGTCGTAGCGGTTAGGTGATATAATGGTATCCTGACCGTGCTTATCAAGTATTTTATCAGTGTAATGCCTTACGTAAACTTCGATAGATCTCTTTTTCATATTTTACCTCACTGCTAAGTAGGCTAAAAAGCCCATTATTAATACCGCCAGATACTTAAACACTAGCTTGGACACTGCTTTACGGTGCTCGACTGTTACCGCTTGCTCGAAGGTTAGTGAGGATTTATAAGGCGCACCAAGGGCTTCACTGGCACCTACCTTGCGTTCCATTACATACGCATATGTGTACTTACTCACCATTTCAGGGTGTGGAGTAGAATGCGACTTAAGCCACGCCTCACCTTCCTGTTCGCGAATTGATTGCGGGTGAACTTTACCATAATAATGTGTCTTTTTCATTATACGCTCTCTAGTACAAATGCACACAGCGCATCCGAGTACTGGCATTACGTGTGCGCACTTGAGATGCTTAAAATTCTTTATCATCCTCTATTCCTTCCAGCGCGCTTGATATGCACTGTATGCTGAGTGGTCTGGCCATACTTGTGGCGAAATTCAATCATCTCTTCTAACGTTTTGCCAAGATACTGACTTGGGATAATCACACCATTATGCCTATTGGCACGTAACAGCTTGCGAGCAAGATTAGGACAGTCAGTCTCATGGAACTCGCAATCTGCTGCTAGCTGTACAGGCGTTGAACGGTTCTTCTCTAAGATAACTAGGTAGCGTTTCATACCTTAGTCTCCAGCACAATTTTAATTCTGTTTAAGAGGTCTTGCCCTCTAACTGCTAATGCTTTTAGTACCTCAGATTTCGCCTCTTCCTTCGTGGCGTATCCTGTAAAGAAGTTTCTGTGGTTTGACCCTTGCGCTCTATACATGTTCTTACCTATTAAGGTCACTTGGGTCACTCCTTCGATGACAGTGTACTGGTGAAGGTGACCTTGGTACCCAAAGCGGTATAGTACATCGGGGACTTTAAACTTTTTACTTTTCATCTTCTCACCTCGGTACAAGTAATCTCATAGTGATCTAAGCACGCTATAGGTATAGTCATGTGAAATTTATCTAGTGCCTTATATTCACACTTTGCCTCGTACTCATACTGACCATCTGGGCGCTCCATATAGTCGTCTAAGTCTAGTTCTACATTTGGGACTAATTGAATGACCGTTATTACGAAGTTCTTCACCTAAGACCTCCTTAGAATTACTGAGCACGCTGAGTGGTACGCTTGATTAGCTCTCACACCACCGTACATAGCTCTTAAGGCATGATAGTAAACGTGATCAGGCGAAGGGTTTTCTTTAAAATCCTGTTCTTCATGTTCAATAATGTAGCTAAGTACTATTTGGATTGATTCAATCATACCACCTCCACAAATAACTTAGGTACAATGTTAGGTAAGGTTTCAATTACACCGCTATCTAAGCGCACCTTCCATACTTTAACATTGCCTCTCGTAGGTGCTGGAGTAGCATACCATTCCCACCATAGCACTAGCTCAGAAGGTTTATCCTCCGATGTAATAAAGCGGTACTCGACTCGCTCTTTTAATTGTAATTTAGTCAAGTATTTAGTTTTCATGTTTCATCCTTAGTTGGTCGCGCACGGTTGAGTTTCTTACCGTGTGCCAGTAGTTCATAAGCAAGCTCGTCACTAATGCCGTAATCTTCTGCCATTTTCTCAATAGATAAGTAGTCGTTGAAGTACACTAAAAAGAACTCTTCTGCTAAGGTATTAAGCTGCTCAACAGTTACTTGTGGTTTGCTCATTTAAAACTCCTCAGCTTCGATAAGTGGTTTAATCACTTTTAAAACTTGTACCCATTGATTCTGGGTTAACCCTCTAATAGTCATTTCGCAGTAGTCAATGTTACTCGAAACTTCTGCTTTGATTGATAAGTAACCTTGCTTAGTGTTTTTCCACTCGCTGGCAGTATTAGAGACTTCGCCATTATCATTAGTTTTAAATATCAGTCCTGAGTTATCAGCAAAGAATTGAATGTTGTTGCTCAGGTCACGGTGATACTCAGCGTCCTCTACCATACGCTTAATCAGGTATAAGTTATTAAGTGAAAACTGCTCAGTCTTTAGTATGCGCTTTTCAATATCCTGAGCTATTTGCTCAACTGTTTTCGTAGTAGCTACTCCAATAGTAATATTTTGATACTGTGAAATGCTGATCTCTCTAAACAGTTTCGCATTGGATGAGCAGGTAATAGAGTACTTGCCGCTTTTCAGGTCGTAGTCGCCAACGCGTGCCCAAAGCTCTTGGTTTGGTGATAGTTGGGCGCTTACGCCGTGATCATACGGTCTATCCGCTTTAATACCTAATAATTTAAGGGCTGCGATAAGCTTGTCTGCGTTTGGATTAGGGTTAAGTTTCTCTTTCATTTTGTTCCTTTGCGGTATTGTTTACCTGTTAATTGGTGATACTCTTGTTTAAGTTGTTTTACGTCTGCTGGGTTATCTTCAATTAATTCTCTAATCTCCTGCACTTCTTGCTCGTAGCTTTTACACCACGATAAGAACATAGGGTTATAAGTAGTCATACATTACTCCGTTTTAAATTCAAGTCTAACTCGCGTACCTTTAACCACTACGCGCCAATCAGGTTTAACCTTACCCCACATACTGACTTCGCCAGTAGCAAGGTTATACTTAGCATCGGGAGTATTTCCGTAAAATGCCTTAGCAATCATGTCAACTATATACAGGCGTTTGTTTGGGCAACTTGCTACCATTCTAAATTGATCTTTCATACTAATTACCCCCAAGTGTTGCTAGTTGGATACGGTCTAGGTTTTGCCCTGCAAGTCTAAAACGCTGGCCCATAGATGTTTTAATAATGATCTGCTTACCGTCGAAGGGCTTCTCTACGAAATAGTGGGTTGAATCCACTTTAATGTAGTTACCTACTAAAACGTCCTTAGCTAGAATAGTATGAGGGTTAAAAGGTGCAAATGATCTCACTGGGCTTCTATCCTTGTATGACCTGCTAATGTCGAAGTACTCCTGTGCTTGCACGTTTGAGGTATAATCAAGTCCCTTACTCGCGAAGAATAACTTGTAGAATATTCCAGCGTCACAATCTTCCTCTAAGTAAACTGTGCCGCCTTTCTGGTAACTACATGCTGAGATAAATCTAAGCGCGTCTACCTCTACCAGTAGGCTTCTTTTAACCGCAAGCCATCCATGCCCACCGTCTGTATGCTCTGTTACTTTGATCTTTTTAATAGTAGACATACTATTTCCCTCTCTTATTACGTTTAGATCGTTTAATTCGTTTACATACTATTTCGTTCGCCTCTTCGAATGGAAGGCTGGCAGTATCAGGATGCACGCTCACATTACGGTGTACTGTGGCTTCACGTTTAACATGGTCTAGGCAAACAACGGTATCAATGACTACCGCTTTCGATGGTAAGGCATAAAGGCAAAAGGCTAAGATGAGTAATGTTTTCATTATGCCACCTCTTTATATACAGGTAGCCATTCATCCTTACGTACTTCAGCGATGAACTGAGCAAGGGTAAGGCGTTTAGGGTCGCCTGATGTAAAATGAAGCATGTAGTGACCGTTACGAGTAACAATGATGTGTTTTGGAAGTCTCATGTGAATATTCTCCTTATATGTTAAATATTTAAACTAGTGATCCTGAGTCGTTTGGTGTGCTGGGCGTGGACTTACCTTTCAGTGTATCCATGAAGTTATCCTGCTCTTTTACCTTGTCTGCTATATGACTTAACATATCGCGTAATTCTTGCTCGCTGAATGTAAGAAACATGTCCTTAGTCTCAAGTAGGTAAGATACTACGATAGTAACGCTGGATTCTGATACCTTATGTAATCTAGGCGTTTCACTGACTAGTGCCGTGGTAGAAGGTCGAGCGGAGCGCGTTACGGTTATGACTTTCATGATATTTCCTTTACACCTTAGTGTTGTCAACATTGTACAGCGTTATTATATGCTGTCAAGCTATTTGTACGTTTGTTTGTAGTACAAGTAAACATGTATTGTAAATTATACCTATTACGCATGGAGTATAAATGCACATAGTTTAGCTTTTAACAGTTAATCAATATCTTAAGCTTTATTAATACTTATCATGTCGATTGTTTAAAAATAAAAGTTAATAGTTATACAAGTTTTCTTGTCTGTAAATTTGTAAACATGCATATTGTTAGCACAATCTACAAGATAAGTATTTACCCTACCTATGTACTTGATATCAAACTAACTGCCCGTAATCACATTCGTAGAAAGGGCACTTCTGTGTCAAGTGACTCTCCGTCCAGCCTGTCAAGCAAGTCATTCAGGTTAACCTGTCAAGTGGTTGAACTTGCGTGCCTGTTTACACACTGCATCCATGCTCAAGCTCAAATCGCCCTGACGATCGTTTCACCTGCCAGTCCATGTCTAGACCTTGACCCTGCCCTGAAAACGTCACCTCGTCGATCCTCGAAGGCCACAAACGGGACATAATGCCTCAAACTCTCCAACTTTGAACATGCTTAACGGCTTAACGCGATTTAAGCGGTTAAGCTTGTATGTCCTATATAATGTAGCTGAATGCCTGTTTAGCTAGGTAACTCTCCGAGCATGTGATCTGTAACCTAGTGGACTTGGTGAGCTTGATTACATTGTCAAGCGGTTAACCTGTCAAGCTTGGAGAGTTAACTGCTTGACATTGCTTGACAAGATGTAAGATTTCACATGTGCTGCGTATATTCTTAGTTAGAGGCTTGATGGTTGACTCAGTGTGTCAAGTGGGCCTTCCCCCTTTCCGCACGCGCGCAGGGGGGTATATCCCACCCCCGCTAAAAATTTTACTGGGTAATTTTCAGACAGGCTTACTACTTCCGTATGGTTGTTAACCTGTTAACCTTGATTCCCGCCCACTTGTTAACCTGTTAACCTAGGATACCCGGCTAAAAATTTTCACTCCTCATAAAATTCTGCTTGACTGTTTAACTTATCTAAAAGTATGCTGGTTGAACTTTGAATCTAGTTGACGGCGAATAGCACAGTCCGAAAGTTTAAAGTACCGTCCTAAGGTGAGATTTAAAATTCTCAATACCGTCGGACAAACCAGTTTTACCAAGTTTAAGTTTTTAATCGTTCTTAGGCTTGGTAGGACTGACCATTTAATCTTCAGTTGACACCTTCACCAAACACCTCAGACAATTTAGGTCAACCTAACAAGGACACCTAAATGAGCGTATCTAAGAAATCCGGCACTTCATCTTTATCGAAGGGTCAACGTGACCAGCTAGCGCTATTCCGCCGTAAAAACTTCACCCTCCTTAAAAACTTAAAAGTTCACGAGATTGTACAAATCTGGCGTGACGGGTTTATCTGCGGAGTAAAGTCTAAAGCTAAACCCTGCCTTGCTTAATTAGCGTAATACACCTAGAATATTTGTGTAGGCCATAGTCCTAGGCAGGAGTACCAGTAAGGTTTAAAACCTGCGCCTACACAACTTACTATCGAAGGGTAAAAACATGCTTGTATTAACTAGAAGAATCACATCACAGACCAGAGAAACTGACATCATGATTACCGTTCCTAATGGGGACGTAATCAAAGTGGCCCTAGTGCAAATCAAGGGTAAGCAGATACGTATAGGCTTTACTGCTCCCGAAGGCTACCACATTGACCGGGCAGAGATCTTTGCTGAGAATACTGCCAAACGTGCGGCCGAAGCTAAAGGCTTGATACCTCAGCCTACTCCATGTTAATCTTTTAAAATGACCAATGAAGTAGCTACTGCTCCCGACATTCAAGATATTATCGAAAGGGGTATAAAGTACCCTGACCTCGATAATCCGCGCATAGCTCGCTTTGTACGTGCGTACGAGGGTGATCTTGTATATGCGCTTAGAATAGCGGGTTACCAAGGTACGGACTTAGCACTTCAGGCGCGAGGTATGGAGTTACTTAGACGCCCAGACATCCAGCAAGCTATTCGCAATGCCCAAGTTAAAGGAGAACGGCGTGAAGCTAATCTGCTAACTAAGATTGACCGTATGGAGTTTTTGACTTCTATCGTGAGGAATGCCGACCCGTTCGAGCGAATGGTGAAAGATGATTACGGGCAAGAGGTCCCACCTGCACCACCTACTATGGCAGAAAGGCTTAAGGCGCTTGACATGTATAACAAGATGGAAGGGGACTATCATAGTAACTTAAACGTGAATCATAACGTGAGTATTACAGATTTAATCCTATCTAGCTTTACGGATGTGAACCGTCCGATCGAAGCGATTGAAGCGGATTATAAAGATATGACTGGTAAAGAGATACCAGATCTAACAACATTAGGACTTTAATTTGAGTGCTCAGCATGACGATATTTTCGATTTACTGCTAGCACCTAGGGTAGATGTACCGATACCAAGCCAAACGGTTGAGTACTTAGAACCTGCAGACATCTTAATGTTTGCACCTAAGTATGAAGAGGCGCTTCAGAAGAAGTCTATTAGCCTCAATGAAAAGTTTAACAACAATCCGAATAACGCATTAAAAGTAACCCTACCTGAGAAGCTTAGGCTGTGGCGGGTAAAGTACAAGATCTTCTTCGAAGAAGTCCTTGGGATGGAGCTGGACGATTGGCAAGTTGACTTCGTGGATAGCTTTCTCAAAAACGAGAGAACTGTTGCCATCGCATCAAAGGGTGTAGGTAAAACTAAGCTTCTTGCTGGATGTGCGCTTTATATGTTGGTCCTGTATCACGAGCCGAAGATTGCCGTGATGTCAGTTACTAAAGATCACTTGCGAGATAACCTTTGGGCCGAGATAACGAAGTTCATTGAGAAGTCTCCCTTCTTAAAATCGCACCTAGATTACAGTGCTACCCGTATTGGGATTAAAGGTTCAACCATTGCCTTTATCGCTTCTCGTTCAATTCCCAAGGGATCCAACGAAGAAGACATGAAGTCTGCTCTAGCAGGGCTTCACGCTAACCACGTAGCGTTTTTTGTAGATGAGGCGGGTTCTATGCCTGACTCACTATGGGATACGGCCGATGCGATTCTAGCGAATGAGCAGCTTCACCCGACTATTCCAAAGTTTGCCCGGATACTAGCTTGCGCTAACGCCGAGATGCCAAGGGGCCTCTTTTACCGCGTGTACACTTCTAACCAGTCAGGCAATAAGTCTGTAGAAGCTACTCAGTGGCAGATGATTAACATCAGCTCGGATCCACTTGACCCTAAACGTTCTAAGCGAGTTTCAAAAGCTTGGGCGCAAGGGGTAATCGATAAGTACGGTGGGAGAGATCACCCAGTAGTTAAAATTAACGTATTAGGGATTTACCCGGATACTTCTCAAGAGCTCTTCTTAGCCGAGTGGGAAATCGACGAGGCCATGCGCCGGACCTATGAAGACCACTTAGTGGCCCACCATGAACCTTCTATGGGCGTGGACGTTTCCCGTGGTGGAGATGATACGATTATCGTTACCCGTAGAGGGCTTAAAACTCATCCATTTGTTAAAGTTAATCCTAAAGCTGATGGGCATGAAGTAGGGCGAGCAGTTTTACGTGAGGCTTTTGCTCGCAAGGTTCAAAGAGTTAAAGTGGATGGTACCGGGGGTTATGGACTTTCAGTCGTAGATTATCTAAAGGCAGAAGGCTCACTTGACGTAGTATCTATTATCTATAACAGGACTGCTACTCAGCCGGAGAGTTTTAACAACATCCGTACTGAAATGTACTGTAAGATGCGGGATTCGATTCGGGCAGGGTTAGCGATACCTAATGACCCTATGCTCAAAGAAGACCTGCTAGCACCTAAGCTAAATATCAGAGGTTCACGTTTTGAACTTGAACCTAAAGAAGAAATCAGAAAACGTATAGGTCGTTCACCCGATAGAGCTGATGCCCTTGCGCAGACCTTTGCCGAAGTTAGTATGCTAAAGCAGGGGGCAGTTGATCCCACTGAAGATAAAGACTCTTACGATGAGGAAGGAAACCTCAGACCACTGGATGAGAGGATACTACTTAGAACGCTTAGAATGCGTGCGGAAGCCTCTAATGAAGGGCTTCATAAATCTAATGACACGGGTTCGAGACATAGTATAAACTCAAAACATCTATCTTAAAACAAGGACGTAAGTATGGCCACAGATAAAAAGAAAGCAAAGAGGGTAGCAACATTATTTGGTAAACAGAAAGTTACCACTACTCCTGAGATTGCTGCCAAGATTAAGTCTGGGGAAATCGACCCCGCTACTCATAGTATTAACAAAGACGGTAAGTTTGCTCCTAAGCGTAAAGCAGTAGTGGGCGGTCTAGGTATCGTTCCTAGCGCAGGTAGCTTGAAAGGTACTGCTAAGACTCTTGGAGATAGTAAAGTCCCTACTGCAGCTAAAGCAGGCTTTAAAGCTACTGCTGGGGAGGGTGACGATAGTTATGACCCTGCGACAGGATACTCTAATAGTAAAGCACCTAAAGCCACTATCAATACTGTAGCTGCAACAGAAGTACCAAAGACTGACAAGACTGGCCAACAGATTACTCCTGCTCAGAACCTAGAGATGCAAGAACAAAAAGCTATTAAGATTGCCCCGTATAAAGCTGACATTGCTACATTGAGTACTCAGTTAAATGACCTTATGGGCGAGCTAGATGCTGCTGACGACGATGAGAAGATTGGTACGGCCAGACAGAAAATTGAAAAGATTAAATCGGCCCTATCAGCGACTAACGAGTAAGGGGAATAAATGTACACTTACACACTGTCTGAAATAGAGTATCTGCGGTCGGACATGGTTAATGAGCTCCAAGAGTACATGCCAGAATTTCGACTAGCGGCCGCTTATGTTAACCCTAGGGCGATTAAGAACGGTGGCGAAAAGATAGCTAGAAAACTAGAGTCTAAAGTACTGATAAATACTGCAGGTATGTGCTTACGTACTTCTACCTCGGGGATGTTTAACGGTGCTACACCTAAAACTAGACCTTGGTTTAACTCGGTAGTGGCGAATCCTATTGCGGCCAAAAGTACTGCTAACAAACAGTTTATCAAGCGCGAAGATGATATCATTGCGGAAGTAATGCAGGTAAATAACACTTACCGGGCGCTACCTCTTTTATATAAAGATACCCTGACATTTTCTACTGGCGCTTGCTTACAGCTTCCGCACCCTATTTACGGGTCTTGGCTGTATCCGCTAGCGATAGGTACGTACTCATTCTCTTGTGACGCCGAAGGTAACCCCGACATGTTTTGCCGTGACTTTGTGTACACGGTTAAACAGGTAGTTGATAACTATTGTGCAGTAGATGAGAACGGTCGCAAGATCTGGGCTAATATGCACAAGTACATTAGGGATTGCTACGAGAAGGCAATGTACAATGAGAAGGTATACTTAACTCTGGTTATCGTACCTAACAGAAAATGGGACCCTGCTAACGAAAATAGACTTGATAGTACTGATAGAAAGTTTCAGGCCTACACGTACGTTCAGCGCTTTGGTTCGGCGTCTGGTCAGTTATCTGGCATGTCTGCTAGAGAACTAAACCGCGATAGAGCGGAGGTAGTCGGCGGTAATAACGGGTTTTTAAAGGTAACTGGCTTTAGTTACTTCCCTGTTATCATTTCACGCTGGGAGCTTCTGGCCGAAGAAAATTTTGGTACAGGTGGACCGACTCAGTTATCGCTTGCTGACATTATGACTTTCCAAGAAATGCAGAGAGCGAGAGTCAATGCGGTTGATAAGATTGTACGTCCACCTATGGTGGCACCTGCTAGTATGAGAAGACATCAGTCGTCTATCCTAGCTGGCGGTATTACGTACGTAGAAGACAGTGCTTTAGGGGCCACTTTTAAACCTGCTTTCGAAGTTGATGCTAGAGTGGCAGAGTTAATTGGGAGTCAGGCAGATTATAAAGAAATAATTGAAGAAGCATATTTCATCAACTTATTCATGTCTCTTTTAGGGCAAGATCTTAAGTCACACGTTTCTGCTACTGAGATTAGTTCTCGTTCGGCAGAAAAGTTACAGCTTCTAGGCCCAGCACTTTCACAGTGGGACTTTGATATCGGATCCAAGATCATCGGTAACAACCGTCACATCTTGCGCGAGCAGGGTAGACTTGAGAAGTTACCTGAATCAATGCTTAAAGAAAATGGTGGTACACCTATTAAAATTGAGTACGTATCGTCGTTAGCACTTGCACAGAAAGCAGCTAACCTTACGACTATGGAAAGATTCTTAGGAGTTGCGGGATCAGTAGCGGAAACTACAGGTGACCCAAGCGTAGTTAAAATTATTAAGTCTGAAAGATATTTACGAGAGTACGGCGATTCGATAGGATTAAACCCTAATTTACTATTAACTGAAGATGAGTTTAAGAAAGCACAAGAGCAGGAGCAGTTGAAGCAGGCTACTATGCAGCAACAGCAAACCGCTATTAATCAGTCTGAAGTAGCTAAAAACCTAGGACAGGCCAAAGTTGGAGAAGGCTCAGCGCTTGATACTCTGATGGCAGCATCGAGAATTTAAAATGAGTTATATTAACAAAATCATGGATCACCCAGAGGGTCGTAAGTTCATTAATGATCTTATTGCCTTCTGCGGTCTTTACCACTCTGCAGACGGGTCAGCTAATGACCTTTATCGGAAGGAAGGTAAGAGGCAAGTGGCCCTATACGTATTAAGTCAAATTCAGGAAAACAACAGATCCCAGTACTACGTCATGCAAGAAGAGGCGTATCTGGCAAGCAAGGAGCTAGAAAATGAGCAAAGAAAGCACAACAAACGCAGCATTGAAGAACACGACGCCGGACGCGAGTTCGACTTCGACCACTACTTCAACAGAGGCGAAAACGGAAGCCACGACTCAGGCGAAGGACTCGGCCTCTAGTACTCCTACTGGGATTATTGAAGAAGGTACTAGTACTGAACCTCCTGTTGAAGAAGCTGCAGTTGAACCCCCTAAAACAGAAGAGCCCGCAGCTACAGATATTGAGCCTTACGAGTTAGAGCTTTCTGAAGAAAGCCCTTTGTCAGATGAAGAGTTTGATGAAGTGGTAGCTGAAGCCGAGCGCCTTAAACTAAGTAAGACTGATGCGGAAAAGCTTATTGCCTTACGCGAGTCTTCTCATAAAGCTAGCCACCAAATTTTTGAAAAAGCTGCTGAAGAGCGCACTAAGAATATGGTTACCGCGTATAAAGGTGAAGCTAGCCTACACACTATAGAGGCTAAACTTTCTATGCGGGAGTCTATCAAGGCTTTCGGTAATACCCCTGAGTTCAAAGAAATGTTTAAAGACCCTTCGATGAACTTTAACATTCCCCTAGCTAAGTTCCTTATTTCGGTAGGTGATAAGATTAGAGGCGGGAGTAATAACCTACCTGCAGTTAAGAAAAGTGCTAGCGTTTTAGGGGAAGGTAACGCTGACACTAATAAGGCAGCTAATAATTTTTATAAAGATATGTAAAAAGGTAGTTGACACGTACAGGTAGTACCTCTTAACATAAAAATGAATACCTAATAGGTAACTAAACAAAGGTTTAATATATGTCAGTTATTTCTTCAAACTACTACTCGTTCAAAGATTTGGCCATTCAAATGGGCAAAGACATGTCTGAAGCAGACGTTATCAATATGGCCTCACGTAATAAGCCGATCATCGAAGATGCTCTAGCTTTACCGTGTAACGATGGTACGAAACACAAAACTCTAATCAAGAAAGGTCTACCTACTTACGTGTTAAAAGCGTTGTACGGTGGGGTACCTGCTTCACGTGGTAACAAAATGCAAGTAGAAGATACTTGTTCTGTTATCGCTACTGCTGCAGAGATTGAGACAGATTACATCGACATCTTTGAAAAAGCTGAAGATAAGAAGTCTGCTCGTTTAGAAGAAGCTTCTGATCACGTTGAAGCCCTCGGTCAAGGTGTAGAAACTTTGGTTATCTACGGTAACTCATCTACTAACCCACGTGCTCCACGCGGCCTAGTTCAGCGTTTCTCTTCTCTTACTGCTGAAAACGGTAAGAACATTGTACACGGTGCAGGTACAATTGCTGGCGGTGACTCTGGTAAGTGTACTTCAGTTTGGTTTATTACTTGGGACAGCTCTACTCTTCACTTGATCTACCCTAAAGGTTCTAAAGCTGGGGTAAACCAAGTAGATAACGGTAAAATCAACAAAGAAGGCCCAGAAGGTACTTACTTTGTTTACCGTGACGATTTCTCTTGGCAAGTAGGGGTTTCTCTACGTGACTGGAGATACGTAGTACGTGTAGCTGGTATCGACACTGAAAACCTTTTAGCATTTATCAACGCTCAGAAGACAGTTAAATACTTCTCTTCTGCGAACGCACTTACAGCTAACGCTAACACTCCGGGTGCGCCAGATACTGTATCATCTTTGGTAGCTTCAGCTGATAACATTGCAGGGCTTTTCAAGCTTGCATACTACCAGCACGAAGGTCGTAACCAACAGAAAGGTAAAACTTTCATCTACGCCAATACAATGGTAGTAGCGGCTTTAGACTTCATGGTTGACTTAGGTCTTCCGGGGTTCTCTCGCTCTGAAATTGAAAACGGATCAGAAGTTCTGAAATTCCGTGGTATCAGAATCAGAGAGTGCGCAGCAATTCTTAACACTGAAGACCCTCTACAATAAGTAGGGGGGCCTTTTATTATAAGACTTACAATTAAACAAAGGTTTTTATATGTATCAAGATTTACAGTCAAGTTTCACAAAAGATATGGCCTCATCAGCCAACCACTCTAACCAGTCAGTAGTGGGAGTTTTTGGTACTGCCATCATCTCGAAGAACGTAATCGACATGGGCGTGCCAGCAAACGTACCTCGTCAAGCTCTTAGTCAGAATGCTCAGGTTAATAACTTTGATGCTGTTAATATCCCTTTTAACTGTCAGGTTACCACTACTCTAGTAGGCGGTTCAGGCGGTGTTAGAGTTGATGTCGTAACAGATTCAGCGTCTGACCTTATCACTGCCCCAGTGGTTATTGGAACTTTCACTATCCCAGCTGCTTCGGTAGCAGGTTACGAAGTACCTATGAAGTATATCCCAATGGGTCTAGTTAAGCGTTACCTAGGTCTTAAGTTTACTCCACTTACATCTAACACTACTGTTGGTACTGTTGATGCTTACATTGGTACAGCTAAAAACTTGTCAGTTTAGTAATTAAGTTACATCATTATTAAAAGAGAGGAGGGCTACGGCTCTCCTTTTTTATAACATAAACACTCATCGAAGGAAGAAACGTGAAAAAGTTTGTTGAAATTAATGGTACTCTCCGCGCTCCTGCTTACATTGGTAACATTTACTACATGGGGTCAGAGAAAATTACTATGCAAGTACTAGTGTCAGATAAGAAAAGTTACGCTCCTGAGGTAGTAGAACTATCTCCTGAGTCTGAAAAGTTAGTAGCTGATACTATCAAAGAGTTAGCTAAAGAAGTTAAAGCTGGTAAAGCTGATGCTCCTGTTAAAACAGCTGCAGCTGCTCCTGCTACTCGTTCTCGCAAGCCTGCTGCTGCTAAACCAGCGGTTAAGCCTGCTGATGTTAAACCAGTTGGAGAAATCCCTCTAGTATAAATTCTGTTATTATAATAGGATGTAGTTATGAACAAGAACGAAATTGCTAACTTAACTACATCCAACTTAGGCCAGACGATCAAGATCGTAGACTTCGCTACGGACCCTTCACTAGCTGCAAAAATAATTAATCAATGGTGGAGGATAGGCTTAATAGCTTACCTAGAATCCCACCCATGGACATTTGCCACTTCATTCGCAGCATTGCCAGTAGGGCTTAGTACTCCTTCAGCGGGATACTCGTACGCATACACTAAACCTGCAGACGCACTGGTTATTAGGCGACTGGCACCAAATGGGTGCTTTCCTAAAGCCGAGATACAGCAAGAGTACGCCCTTAGATGGCGCGAAATCAACGTTGGTACAGGAACTGAAATTTGGAGTGATGTACCTACAGCCCACGCCGAGTACACGGTTGCTATCGGTGATGATTATGATTTTCCTTACCACTTTGCAATTGGGTTTTCATTCTTCTTGGCCAAGCTTATCGGTCCTAAGTTAATTACTCAGAACTGGCCGAAGATTTTCCAAAACGTTATGCCGGACTATAACGGCGAAATTCAACGTGCTATCGCTAGAGACATTGCCCATCAACCTGAATCATATACGTATGACTCTTCTATGCTCACTGTTAGAGGGGACTATTAATGGCTTCATGGAGTGAGCAATCATCTTATCAAGGTGCTGCCTCAGGTACAGCGACAGGCGCTATGGTCGGGGGAGTTCCGGGGGCCGCTGTTGGAGCTGCTATAGGTTTTGTAGCTGGGGGCCTCATTGGAGGTAAGCAAGAAGACGCTGCCCGTAAGGCTGAAGAAGAACGCCAGAAAGAAATCCAAAGAGCTATTGAGCGCCAAAACACTGCAGACTTTAATGCTAAAGCTCAGGCCGAACAATGGGCCCTAGCTGATATCGGTATTAATAAAGAAGATCAAGTCATGGACGCTAGGTCACGCACTGCGGGCTTAGTAAATGATGCAAGTGTGGCAGGGGTTGAGGTAGGTAAGCAGTTAGGTTACAGATCTTTCAATGCTAGAAGCGGCATTAACGAAGAGAACTGGGATGCCAGAAAATCTGAGTACTCGGCTGGAGGCGGAAACGCTAGATACATCAAAGGCGTGGACGCCGCAATATACAACTCCCAAACGGCTAAAAGAGCGTTAGCTGCTAATGAAGGTATCATTTCAAATTACGAGAACGATACCGCACCTAAGAAATACTAGAGGGATATATGGCCGGAGAAGCACAACAACTATCATTCATGCAGGGGGAAATCTCCCCTGAGTTCTATTATCGGAGTGACTTAGCTAGTTTCAACAGCTCACTCTCAAAAGCGTCTAACGTAAAGCTGGGCCCATTAGGTGGGCTTTCTAACCGTAAGGGTAGTAAAGCGAGAATGACCCCAGCTTCGATAGCAGAAGTAATAACAAATCTTCAATCTTCAAATGACTATGTAGCATGTGTGTTTCAACACTACATTACTAAGCAAATGTTAAAGCTAGAAGTGTTCAACAACCAAGGTGTTATAAAAATATACTGCGCGGGCGTGGAACTTGATACTGAGGTTTGTGGACCTATACCGGGAACGGTCGATCTAGATATTGCGGGTGACGTACTAAAGGGCCTGAAAGGGCTGCACTTTATTATTCATAACGACTTAGTTATATTTTCTAAGACGCTCCCTTTAAGATTTATAAATGCTTCAGTCGCAGGAGGAGAACAATACGTACTCCCTATCGACGATGACTACTCATATACTGAAACTCAATTTTGTATTAGAATGGTACCCCCCGATTTCACCGGGTCGCCTTCTCTGAGTGAGACTGTAGGTATCAGGTTAGAATCTAATCTTACGCTTCAGAATATGACGAGGCTGACAGACCCATTTGTAATATCGATGCAAAGCACTTATACAGGTGCCATTACAGGTAGTGCCTCGTACGCATTAGTAGCAGAAACTGCCGATGGCAATGATGTATCTATGTACGTGATACGAGATTTGCCGGGTACAAGTTTGGCAATTACTATGCCCGCCAGTGTAGTCGCAAACGTGATACCGTATCCTATTAGCGGTACGGTGACTAATTACATAGGTGCCACAAGTGTCAGTAGCTCTATCCCGTCTTTCGGTAGTAAGGAAATAGTTAAACTCAAAGTGTACCGTACTACCGGGGTACATACTGCGTACAATAGTTTATACAAGCTTGTAGCTAAGTTTGGAGTGGATGGTGCCACTGCTATTAAAGTCACAGACGGGGGGCAAGAAGAGCCAGCGTACAGTGTATGTTGCGATACTTCTGCTCTTTACCAACAGCCTTCATTTCACACTCTCTGTACCAGCACTTTTGTTAATACTTTAACTGGTGGTCTAAAGACGGTAGTAGATACCGCCGTATTCCAACAGAGAGCATATTACGCGATTAACAAAGGTCTATGGTGGGGCACAAGTGTTTACAATAATACAATTGTAGCTTCGAGAATTTCTGCCGTAGGGCAAGTTATTTTCCCTCAGATATCTAACCCTACTGAGGCTTTCCAGTTTAACGTACCAGAAGAGCGTGGGGGTTTCCTCACTCACTTAGCGAGTATGTCGAGACTTGTGGCCTTCACTAATACTTCTACGTTTATCATTCAGGGTGACGAGGCTGGGATTATTACCCCGACTTCGATTAACCCTTTCAAGGTTCTATCGTTTGGCTGCATGGAAGGCGTGCCTCCTGTAGTTTCTGGCGACACATGCCTGTTCGCTTCTACTGGTGGCGGGGTAGGATACCTAACGCTTGCTTCAGACGGTGGGGCCGTAGGCGGTAATGCTTCTGCGCTAGCAGGGCACATGTTTGAAAATAAAACCATCCTTTCGATTGTACCAATTGAGGACCGTAAATCATTACCTAGATTTCTAATTAACACTACTGCAGGCGACTTGTATGAGTGTTATAAAGTAGGCGAAGTATTCTCTTTCTTCAGAGTAGAAATGCTTGGAGCTCCTACTTCTGGGAAAGTATATGCAGGGGCCACATTCCCTATGACCGTAGTACACGCCCCTTCTTTCGCTAAGACTTCTTTCGGAGCTGAGGCGTACACAAACTATAGAATGTTAGATACTACTACTTTTAATAACTACGTAGTAGAAATCGCTATTACTCCAGAGCCATTAGTTCAGAGTAAGTATATAGACTACGAAACGCAGTTAGACTTCAGCACTGAGCTGGGAAGCTTTTCTTCTTACGTACCTGACCAGACCACTGATATGACGGGCGAGATTACAGGCGCAGTAGGTGGAAGTATTGCAGCAGGATGGGTATATAAATCAGCGTATAGTGTAGTAGAAGCATCGCTCCCGCATGAGGGTCACTCACTAATTACAAATCTGGCAGACCCTACGGGTGACTGGCTTCCTAACACGCCTATCGAAATTACTGAAGGACTAGTACCTTTAGACTTAGCAGGTAGCGCACCCGGAATTATCCGAAACCCTTATATGAAGTTCACTTGGTTGGATGACTCAAGTAAGCTGCAAACCATATACGCTAGGATTATACCTGTCAGTTCTCTATACGTTTTCTATAGATCATGTACTTTTGAATTTGATGTTGAAGTGCCTTTGGATTTACAAACTAGATCCCTGTACCTAAACCCTCCAAGCAATAGCAATATCGATACACTACTAAGTAGCGGCTACATTATTGCAGAACTTGCTTTCGATAAGGTGGAGTTTGCTTACGGAGTTGGGTACGGTAGTTACATGTATGCTAAAGGCTTCTATGACCTAATGCTAGGGTACGATGTCAAAGGTCTAGGAACTATTGCAGCTCCTATCGAAGTACCTATAACGCTTGAAGTTAACGGTAACATTTACGGTAATTTTAAAGACCCTCTAAGCTCTACCAGTGTAATGTTGAAGCACTATTACGATGCTCCTCCAGAGTATGACGGGTCTTTTTACCCTGCAGACAACTACTTTGAGATCGAACTACCAGAACTATGCAGCTGGTTCTCTATGGGTGCCCCTGCTATCGGTGAGATGGAAACTTTACCAGTGGCTTCCGCTCAGCAAGATATTACTGATGCTAGAAAGAATATCGATTACGCTTCAGTACTTCTGTACAATACTAAAGGTCTTCGCGTAGGTGAGGTAGGTCAGCCTGACATTGAGCTTGAAAGATTCGATTTCACCACTGAAGATTCGGTTACAGAGCCAGTAGCATTCTCAGGACCTAAGAGCTACAATTTTGGCTCAACGTGGAATGACCATGGTAAGGTAAGAGTATCAGGGATGGATTTACAGCCATTCAGTATCTCAGGTATCATACCTAAAGGTAACGTAGGAGCATTTAATGGCTGAGAAAAGTAGCATGGACAAGTACGCTGATGCTGCCCTAAATAGGGGCTCTAACTTGTTAGTTTCAAGTCCTGCTAATACTTACCGTTTACAAGAGCAAGATAATAACCCTCTAGCTACTGAGATACCTTCTCAGCAGGGCAAGTCTGACCCTTTTAATTTGGGCGGTGCTGATGAGTCTAGAGCTGCTTCGGCGCTTGCGACAGCAGAGGCCCGCGCTAAAGCTTTAGACAGTCAAAGAAAGACTGCCTTAGCGGTTTCAGCGGTTCAGGCAGTTACTGATGTGATGGCCTCACAAACTCAATATGAGGCTATTAAGGGTGCAGCTGATACCAACATTTATTTGTTGAACCACCAGAAGTCTTTGATCATGGTGGCAGGTAGACAGGCAGCACTTGATAGACAAATGGAAGGAGAGCTCAATGCTGACCAAGCGTCACTATCACTAGCAGCACAAGGCCAAGACCTTCGAGGTGCTGGAGTGGATAAGGTCACTAGTTCTTACCGAGCTATGGCCCTACAGAACGCTGCACGCGAAGAATCAAAAATGTACGCAGAAATGGCGGGAGTAGAGATACAGATAGCCAATCAAGACTATAATGTTGAAATGGCAGATAACGCTAACGACATGGCCCTTTACCAAGGTATCCTAAATGTAGGAATGTCTGCGGGCGGGTATTACGCAGGAAAAGCATAGTAGGGAGTTTTATATGGGTCTTAGATCACCACAACAGTTAGAGCAGGTACAGTTAACTGCCCCTAATATTCCCTTAGTCGAAGCGGGAAAAACTAGTGTCCTAGACCTAGCGACTCCCACGAAAAACTTCATGGAGCAGAAAGCGATCGGTGATCAGATCGACTCAGTTAATAAGATTGTAGTTACCCGTAAAGATGCCCTCACTAAGATCAAATCTAAATACGCAGTTGAAAGTGTTACGAGTGAATATAAAAGCCGAATGGCAGCACTTGTAGGTAGTAATGCTATTACTGAGAGCCAAGGGATATTAGACCAAGCGACTCGTGCAGCTGAAGACCTCGTACAGAATGCCCCTGCGGAACTTACCGATCAAGTTAGTCGCGACAGTAAGATCAAGATTCAAGAGCTAACTACTCTCATGACTGATAAAATCAACGTCGAAGGGCGTAAGGATGCTATCAACACTGGTAATTCCAATGTGAAAGCCCTCACGATGGACGCTGCCAGTTCGTTCCCAGATATTAATGCCTTCAAGCCCGGATACAATAAAGTGTATGAGTACGCTCGCTACACCGAAGCCATGAAAGGTGGAAGTGAAGATGCGCAAGTATTTAACTCTGCCGTAATCGCGTCAAACTCAGTGTATGAAGGTGTTCAGTTCTCACTATCGCAGTCGGCAACTCCTGACCGAGTGGAGCAGTATCAAAAGTATTTCAACGAAGTAGTTCTTAAAGACCCTGATATCCATGTTACCACTGAAGACCAGACTAAAATCAATAATGCCTTTGCTGCTGCTAAAGATAAAACTGAAGGTGACCTAGGTTATTCACTAGCTGCGGAAGCTCAGAAGTTAGGACTTGAACCAGTAGCTGCAAGAGATTTCATTTTTAAAAATGCTAGAGGTAGCACTAAAGCTTCCACTCAAGGTTTTGCGCTATATAACCAACTTGAGACTGCCCGCAAGGCTGAAATAGAAAAGGGTGACCGCGAAGTATTTGGGCAAGCAGTTAAGGCCATGCGCTCAGGTAACCCAGCTCAGGCAGAGAAGCTAACCAAAAATATGAAATCACCTGACGGAGAACTAAAAGCCCGTAGCTACCTGAACACTATGGAAGGCGGAACTGCGCGAGCATTCACTAACCCTAAGGACCGTGAATTTCTATCGAAGCTGCAACAAACTGACAGAGAGTCTTTTGCTAAGATTGACCTTGATCAGTTCCAATTAAGCCGTGAAGACCGTAGAGCAGCGGAAGCCGCTAAGCGAGTTATCGGTAGAGATACCCAAGAAAAGAACTTCCAAATTGACAGCGGATCCCTTGAATCTAGAGCCGATTCTATGGCCCAAAACATTGGTAAAGCTAAGTTAGGCCTAGGCTTCCAGACTGATGTAAAACGTGCAGCTCAGGTATCTCAAAATGCTCGGGATATCTTGTACGAAATCCGCGACAAGTACCCTAACGAAAAGAATGAGGCCATCATTATGGGTTACGTACGTGACCGTATGAATGACCCTGAGAACGGGGTTCTCAAAGGTATTACGAAACCTAACTTTATGGGTAACCTATTAAATAAAATCAACATTGATACATCAGGTAACTCTTGGTTCAACAACGATAAAGTAGAGGCCCGTCCTAGTGATGAATTTACCAGTCAGCGTCAAACAGGTGGTAGAGGTCAGGTAAGAGTACCAGAGCCTACGGCTAATGAGATATTGGACTGGCAAGCCCAAATGAAATCAGCTGGTAAGGTAGTAGACAAAGCTACTGCACAAAGACAGATAATGGACTTCCGCCGCAGAAAAGCACAGACCAGCACAGCTACCGCAGAGTAATACTTATTGTCGGTAAAGAAATAGCAGTGGTACACTAAATCATAACCCACGGGAGATTTATGGCCACTGTTAATACGTTCACACAAGAAGATGTAACTGAGTACTTAGCGACTACTGATGATACACAGGTAGACCAACAGTTTACTCCCGATGATGTAGCCACCTATATTAACCAGACTGAATCACCTGCGGAAGCCGTAGCAAAATCTACCAACGTATATAACGGTAACGCAGACCAAGTACAATCCGAGTACACCGATTACCTCAGAGAAGCTTCTCAAGCTGTTAAGCCCGTTTACGCAAACGCCATTAATAAGGTCAATACTCTTTTCGATAGCACTCCCGAAGGCAACACTCCTACTGACCAAAAGTTAAGACTTCAAGACAAAGCATCTATCTTAGGTATGAACGTTAATGACCTAAGAGATGTTGACCAGAAAAGCGTAGACCGTCTTCTATACCGTAAGCGTGCCCAAGAGGCTGCAGGTATGTACCCTGATTACGTTAACAAGGCTGATCAAAAATCTCTTGAGCAATTGTTCGTTAACCCTAAAGTAGTAAAGCAGCTTAACAACTCAGCTAAAGCAAGAGCCATGAAGGCCACAACTTTAGATAAGTTTGTTGCTACTAATAAAGCCTCTATCCTCTCTATGGGGAATACCCTAAAGTTCTTGGGCCCTCAGGGTGACTTTGAAGAGTGGGCGCTGAGCTACCAGCTTATCGATTCTGAGCGTAAAGCGAATAACGCTACGACTGAAGGTACTCCTAAGCTTAATAGAATGTGGAACGACTGGACTCCTTTTAGCGACAGTGCTGTATCGTTCACTGACATTGCAAAATATATCACTACTGACCCGGAAGGCTTCAGAGCGGCTTTTGCGGAGGCTTCAAACTCAGCCGCCTCCATTGCCACTTCTATCGCAGGTAGAGCGGCGGGTGCTGGTGCAGGTGCTGGGGTAGCTGCTTTAGGTGGTCCTATAGGAGCAGTTACAGGCGGTATTGCAGGGGCATACACAGCGGGCGCAATTGCTGCTATGGATGAATACCTTCAAAATGAAATTGACACTAACTACCGAGATGTTAATGGAGACATTAACTGGAAAGCGGTACGTGCTGATATTGAAACTCTCAAGAACAAGTGGCGTATTGAAGCTGCAGAACAAGGTCTTATCGGAGGGTTTGCAGAAGCTTGGGCCCCTAAGATATTTGCAAATGCAGGCAGTAAAGTTTCAAAAGTAGTACCTAAGGTATTTAGAACTGCCACAGCTAAAGCATTATCTAAATCTGGGAAGCTTGGTAAGGCCGCTGTTAAAGTGGCGACTAAAGGTGCTGAAGAGTTTATTGGTGAAGGTATTGGTGATGCCGCACCTAAGACATTGATCGACTTTCAAAACGGTAGGCTAAGTAAAAATAAAGCACTCACTAACCTTAAAGACGGTGTACGTGAAGGTGTTGCGGGTGCGATCACTGCAGGTACTCTGGCCGCAGGAAATGCGGCTGCAGGCAAAGCAATAAACACTGTACTAAGTGCTGATGACTCTCCAAGTGTAGAAACTAAAGCAAGTGCTGCGGATTCAAGTGGTCAAGCTAAGCCTGACGTTAATGCTGAGTTCACAAATACCACTGAGTCGAAACCTTTCAATGAGCGTACCCCCGAAGAAACTGCAGCATCAGAATATAAAACGGCTCAGGCCGAAGAAACGTTAGAGCTCGCCTCAGAGCTTGATAACGATACTGATGCTTTAGACTTTGTTGAAGGTATGACTGATCAAGAGAAAGTGACTCTTATCGATAGTGCCAACACTGATTCAGTCACTACAGAAGACGGTGTAGTAATCCAAGGTACTCCAACTGAAACAATTGTTAACGGTGCTGATATTGAAACTCTGCTCGGGGCTGATGTAGCTGTATTGCAAAGTGTGCTGGTAGAAGAAAGACAGTCAGAACTAGCGCAAGCAATCAACGCAGGTGAAGACTTTAAGTTTACTTACGGCGAATGGGTAGTAGCTGCAAATAAACTCAAAGACAAACACCCTACCATTAACCACCTAGTAATTAATACCGATACAGAAATGTCGGGGTACGAAGCGGTATCCCACCTATCAGAAGTGTTAGACTTGTTGCAGTCTCAATACGATAGTCTAGCTGTCCAAGCCGTGGAGTCCACACCTCCAGCGATCCCCGGCATTTCTGCTGAACTAGCTGCCGATGCTAATCCCGCTGCTATCAGTGCCCGTAAACAAACAGGAGTAGTAAAAGCAGTTAATCCTACTGGAAACGTGAACCAAGTATCATTACAATTGGTTGACGGAAGTACTCACCTTATTGATCTCTATGACAAAGAATCCCCATTAGATATTCAAGGGATTGCTGACAAACTATCTGCTCAATTCGCTAAGGCCCTAAAAGCTTCTGGTAGAACTACTGAGACTGTTCAGCAAGCTTCTCTCCAAGGTATCCCGGTCATCATGCGCGTACTCGTTAAAAGAGCTAAGGCGCTAGGTAAACCTATCTCAGAGATGGCCAAGAGTATTACGTTTAAAAGTGATGCCTCTGCTGGAAGTGCTTACATCGGTACCAACTCTGCGGATCCAAGTAAAGTCGTCTACGGAGTAGGAAGAACTGCTCAAAGAGTTTCAACTGTAGCACATGAGTTCGCTCACGCTATTCTTCACTTCATGACAGTTGATGGACCTGAATTAGAAGCTCAAAAACAAGCAGGTTCAATTTCTCCTGAGGGCCTTGAGTACTTATCCGTTATCGAAGCCACTGCAAAACTTTTAGGTTTGAAAGATATTTCAGAAGTTAATGACTCTGCAGCTACTACGCTGACTAATCCTAAAACTGGTAAGATGATTTCTCGTAACCAGAGCAGACAGATTTTAACCAAGCGTACTGTTATCCATGAGAAACTTGCTACGACTATGGAAGTGTATCTTAAGGCCGGACATTTAAAAACTGAAGCAATGGATACTGAGATAGCCAAGATCTTACTTTACTGGAGAGGTCTAATTCCTTCGGAAGTGTTGAGTCGTCAAGCCTCTGTAGCTGAGTCTCAAGGCTGGGAGTATTCAGGTGAATACCATCAAGCTCTTGACCCTACTACAGAAGTGGGTGATGTGTTTCACAGCATGTACTCAGTTAACCAACAGATCGATAAGACTACTGTACCTATGTTCAACTTCAGTTATTTCCCTGTAGAAATCCTAGGGAAAGGCGGGCAGTTTATCTTAGATAAGGTTATTGCTTCTAAGCATACTGCCATCGCTAAGGTCTTCGCTAAAATGTATGCAGACTCAATCAACGCTAGAACTGCAATCAATACTCCTGAAGCTATCGGCAATATGAATAAAGACCTAGCTGAAGCTTTTGGAGCTACATACTCAGGCGAGTTAGTAAATTCTCTCAGCCAATTGGGCCTAAAGATCCCTGAGTCTATGTCAAAAGATCTAAGTAACATCCAAGAACTTATGGAGCGATATAACCCTGAGAGAGTTCCATTTTACAGAGATGCCACGTTAGATGATATTGAAGCGTTACTTGCTCAGAATACTGATGCTTTTGATGCGGGTGATTCTGTTGATACAGTTATGGGCCGTATTGCTAATGCATTCTTCAATACTAAAGTTGATATTTATCAGAAGACTTTAGAAGAACTAGGTTACGTTACTGACGATAAAATCAAACAGGCCTCAGAAGAGATGCTTGCTAAAGCGCTCCCAACTATTCTTAATGACCAGTTCACTCAGCTGGTAGCTGCGTATCCTACAGAAGCTAAACAGCTTTTTGCGGCCTACATCAAGAACGGTAAAGTATCTTCGAGAATTGCTAATAAGCATGTGACTATTGCTGCTCAAGAAAAACTCGATACCATGAGTATTAGAGATCTACGTATCAAAGCTCTAATTAAAAATGTTAGAGATGCCAGTACTGATGTCGTTAACTACTTCAACCAAGGCAAATACGTTGATGCTTTGATTGCTAAGTACGATGAGCTCACTAAGTCTGAGATGCTAAGACTTGCACCTGACATTATTAAAAAAGTGGACTCTTCTAAAGCGGCCCTACAGAACTACGGTTCATTAGATTACGTGTATGCGAATGCTGGTAAAGTTCACCCTGAAACTATGCAGTACCTCAGAGATGTTCTTAACAGTATTGCTGCTAAGGTGCCAGTGCCTCTAGGTGCTGTAATTGAAAACTTGGATGCCGAGCTTAATGCTTTTGTCGAAGGTATCACTACTTCCATGGTGAATGATGTTGCTGGTAAAAAGTTAGACTCAGTGTCAGCTATTATCGCAATGGGTGACTACACTAAACTTATGGCCAGAGTAGCGGCCGCAGCAAGCCAACTAGAGAAAGAAGGTAGGGACTTTGTAACTTCTCAAAAGGTGAACAAAGCTAAAACTACTGTTCTCAAATCTACTAAGGTTTGGGACATGAGAAGTAAACTCCCTCAAGCAAACTCAATCCATGAAGTTTTTAGTACGTATTTCTCAAGTGAAGAATCTTACCGTGATTCTGCTATCGCGCAGATTATCTACGATATTGTTAAAGGTGAGTCTCAGTCTACGAATGAAGCGGGTGAAGTATCTATCAAGCTTAGTAAGTTTGCTCAGAAGTCTTTATCGAAGAAGCTTGAACCAATGGACTTACCTTTAACCGGGTTACATGTTGAATCCCGCGATGAGTTGATCAGCGTATTACTTTACATGGGCTCAGCCTCAGGTAAAGAAACTTTCATGAGAACACATGCGCTTGTGAACGTAGACCCTATTACTCAAACTGCTACTTTAAAAGAGACAGAATTACAGCAAGACCTAGATGACTTAGTAGCTAACGGGACAATAACAGCTGATGATATTGCCCTTACTAATGCTATTTGGGCCGAATTTGTACCGATGCTCAAAATGATCCAAGACGTTTACCGTAGAGACAAAGGTATCCTAGTTGGGGCAATTCCTGCAGTACCGTTCAAGGTAGGCGGCTTTGATCTGACAGGTGGGTACTTCCCTATTTCGTACAATGAAGTAATGGAAGTCGGTACCAATGTGAAAGCAGAGTCACTATTTTACAACGTATTCGGTATGAGAAATTTCAGCCGTACTAAAGAGCGTGGCGAAGGTAAGAAGACTCCTGTTAAGCTGGGCTTAACTCCAGTCACTTCATACATCAACATGGTTATGAGAGAGTACTACATTAAGCCGTCAATGTACTTATTTAAGGCTTTTGTAAACGACCCTGAGATTTACCCCCACATTCAAATGACCCGTCCGGGGGCCCTTCAAGCGCCTGTGAAGACGGGGCCAAATACTATTGAGACTGGCATTATCAATGACTGGGTTGGTACAGTAGAAAACCAAGTGCGCTATGACATCGACCCTAATACTCCTAAGCTAGTGAACTGGATTCTCAGAAATACTTCTTTCGTGTTTTACTCTATGGATGCCATCGCATCGGCCACTAACTTAGTAGCGGGCGTACCAGCTGCAGCACCTTACACATCTTCTAAGCTTAGACTTTCTCTCAACACAATGACATGGCCACTACACATTAATAAGTGGAGAAACCGCACTAAGCTTTCTGAGATGATGAAGTCAAATGAGCGTCAGTTTGTTCAGTTTGTTCTATCGGAGAATACTGAAGAACTTTACTCTAAACTCACTACGACTAAAGAGTTTATGAACACTGCTGCTATGACGCTGCAGAAAGTATCTCAGCACGTACTAGAAAACATTATCTGGAATACTGAGTATGAATCTCAGGTGGCAAAAGGTAACACTACTGAAGGCGCTATCAAGCAAGCAGACTTAGTAACTGAGAGATCTTTAGGAAGATATGCACTGTCTAATAAGGCACTAGGTCAAAAAAGCGGAGTATTTGGAAGACTTACTAATATCGCATCTCAGCATTTAATTACCTTCAAAAGACAGATTAATGTAGAAATGAACCGTGATGGGTACGCATGGCGTAAAGCGTATATGTCATCCCTTGTCATTGGTGCAGCATTAGCGTCTACCAAGATAGCTTTAGAGATCATGGACTACGCAACGCCTGACAGACCTAAGGAAGAAGAGGATAAGAAAAAGCTACGTATGCAGGTGCAGATGTACTCTGAAATGTTACCTTATTTCCTTGGTCCATACGGGCGAGTACTCTCTTCTGCCATTAACATCGGAGGAGGGTCAGACGTTTCCATATCTCCTGTAGAGCACACGCTTAAGCAAGTTTTACGTGGAGTACCTAAGTTAGCAGTTACCGCAGGTACTGATTACAAGATGGGGGCCAGAGATTATGCAGACGTATTCGGCATGGCGACTATGGTTACAGGTGTTCCATTCTCAGGTATTTCTAACGTTAATGATTTCATTACTGCTTTCAGAGATCACGACGAGGTAATGATTGAAAGGTTAATGGAGGATGCTGAGAGAAGAGCTTATACTCAACAGTTTGGAGAAGAGTACAATCCACTTGTTGATTAACGTAATAATCTAGTGTTAAATGGTGGTATAGGGGAATTATGACTATACCACTGAGTACAAAAGCTTATGATCACTACACAGGTAACGATACCCTAAAGGTGTACCCTATTACGTTTCCAACGTATGAAGAGTCCACTATTGAAGTGTACATTACTAACATGCCTGACTGGTCCCACATTGCAGGGGACGAGTTATCAGGGTTAGTAGTCTTCGATCTAGTACTAGGTACTGATTTTACCCTACAGAATATTAACAGACCAAATACCTCAGTTACATTACTTGATGCTTCTGATGTCCCTCCCGGTTGGATGGGTCCAATACCTGATAGACAAGAATGGCTAAGTGCCACTGGAAACTTGAACACTGGGTACTACTTGTACGTAGAGTTTATAGCAAACCCTATGCGACCTTCAGTGCTGTCTAACGGCAATCAATTAGTCCCAGCATTATCGAAAGATCTTGACCGTCTTACTATGCACATGAAGGGCCTCAATCATAAAGTAGAAGAAGGCTTTAGAGATCTCATTCAACTACAGTCAGGTGGCGGTGCAAGTGGTTTACTCCCACCGGGGGTAGAAGCGGGCGAGTATTTAGAGTTTGATGGTACCGATGCCCTCTGGCAGTCAGGTTTATTCGAAGGTTTCTCCCTACGATATAATACGTACCTAAGTATGCAAAGTCTTCGTGAAGCACTCCTGTACGTTTTAAACTTTGGTTATCTAGCTCCTTCAATATCTCTATCTTGTTCACCGTCTACATCAGTACGTGAGAAAGGTACTGTAGTAGCTGCAGTCACAATGTCCGCTACGACTGTGAAGAATACTGAAGACATTACTGCAGTCACTCATTATAGAAACGGCGTACTGGTAGATACTGAAGCTTCTCCAGCGGCTGGCGGTGGCGTAGAGACTTACGTAGAAAGCACTCCTTTCTCTGATACTATGAGTTTCTACTCTCGCGTGAGTGACGGGATATCTACAATCACATCAAACACTGTTACGTACAGCTATGTGTACCCTTACTACATGGGCGCAGGCGTACCCGGCAAAACACCTACCCAAGTGGCAGCACTTACTAAAGTGGTAATGTCGAATACTAACAACTACCCTCGTGCATTTACTGCGGCTGGTGGTGACGTTTACTACTTTGCTTTCCCAGCTTCATACGGCGCTTTAACTTCTATCCTAGATCCAAACGGTTTCGAAACTATTGGAGACTGGACAGCAACAACAGGCAATATCACTGGGCTTGATGCTACTTCACAGTCGTATCGTATATACGAGTTTAATAACCCTGTGGTAGCGGGCACAACGACTTACACATTTAAGAGGTAATTTAATATGGGTATTCCATTAAACTCCAGTTTCGATAGAGGCGCAGGCGTCCCACTAGATAGCCTAGCTGTTGTGGCCACTATAGGTGCCCGAGACTCAATTGTATCCGGCGTGCGATATGACGGTATGGTGGTATACGTAGTGGACTCAGACGGGTTAGGTAATCCACAGAGTTACCAGCTTCAAAGTGGCATTACCAATTTCGATTGGGCAATTGCTGGCGGTGGGGATACCTCACTCATTGAAGCCCTTATCGAAGAGCTTATGGAAAGCCGTACCATCATGACGACTGTAGACCCTACGGTTACCGATGACGCTAGTGAATTCATTAACGAAGGTACGTTCTGGTATAACATTACTTCAGGTGCAACATTCATCTTAGTTGATGATACTATCGGTGCTGCGGTCTGGGCACCTGTCGCCGACCCTAATGCTGTTACAAACGCTGGTACTAGTACCGACAATGCTATTGCGAGGTTCGATGGTGTAACGGGAAAGGCGGTACAGGATTCACTCGCTACCATCGCAGACGATGGCACTATAAGTGCCACAGCATTCAGTGCGCCTAGTACCTCATCTACATCTAGCTTCTCAGGCGTATCAATTAACAATAACAATGTCAGAACTTCTGGCACTGATGCTCTTTCACTTACATCAGGTACATCAGCGGATCAGGCCCTAGCACTTAACGGGTACACTGTATTTCCTAAACTACTTACTAAAGCTGTGACGGATGACTCTACGACTACAGGTGCGCTTGCTGTATTAGCAGCAATGCCAACTACTCCATATACTCGTTTCACAAATGCCTCGCTAGTATCTGTCGCTCAGATCCCTGCACCTGCAAGTGGTACTGGCGCACGTGAGCTACACTTCTTTAACAATACTGGCAACCCGATTCGCTTCCTGTTCAACACTGGCGGTAACGTCTCAGACATGATTCTCGGAGAGGGCTCAGGGGTTGATGTTGCTGACGGTATGATGTTCAGTGTTTCGCGTAACCACACATCGACAAAGTGGGTAGCAGGTTCAGTTAGTACAGCACCACAAGATCCAAGCATTCTTAAAATCATGGATGGTTCAGACATTTCACTATGGACCAAGGGAAATAACGCTACGTTTCTTGGAGCAGGATCATTTGCAGGTTCATTAGTACCTGAAACCGCAGCACCTATCCAAGGTGTTCAATCATATAAATACACTCAAGCAGCGGGATCACTTAACGATTGGTTTGCTTCTCCTGCTATTCCTGTTGACTCAGTATTCAGAGGTAAAGACCTTACGATATACCTTGCTGAGAACTATAACGGTGGAGCTTCTGATATTCAGTTAATGTTATGGGATGCTACGGCCGGAGCAGCGTTAGGCTCTCCAGTATTCGCACCGATCTCAAGCACTAACGGTATAATGGCCGCGACTGTATATGTCCCTTCAACTTGTGCGTCTATTCGTGTGGGATTCCATGTAAAGGTACTTAACAGTGCTAAGGTCTTATCGTTTGATTCAATCGTGTTGACTAGAGACGGTACTAGGTACGTAAACCTCAGAGGAAAAGTTTCAGAACTAAGATATGAAGGAGCATCTGCTCGTGGGTCTACGGATACAGGAATTATAAAGTTTGACACTCAAATAAAGAATACCGGGGACGCATTTGATGTAATAAGCAACTCTACTTTAGGGACTTATATCACCATGAAAAAGGCAGGAGTGCTGATAGTAAATACTTATGTCACTCCTACTGTTGCGAACCAACCTTTCACAGTTACAAAAAACCAAGTCACCAAAACTAGTATTGGATCTACATCAGAAACTTTTGCGATTACTGCGGCACCTGCTATAGGTAACTCTGCTGCACTGTCAGGAGAGACTTCAGTAATCCCCGGAGATGTTATCCGGGTATCGACTACTGCGGTGTTAGGGGCTACGTCATATAACAGTTTAAACTTATACTTTGTTGAGCAAGATGTAACAGGTGTAATAGAGCCCGAGAATAACCCCGGATCTATCAGTGAGATCATGTTCACAGGTGGTACAGTAGCACCTAAAAACTTTATTTCAGCAATGAACAAGTCTATCGGTGCGACAGGTGCAGATTATAACGGTTCTGAATACAAAGCTCTCTACGATGTTCTGTGGGCAATGGCAGGTCTAAGCACTACTGCAGGTGATACATATAGAATCTCGTCTGCTAAGGGTGCTTCTGCCGATGCAGACTGGGCAGCAAATAAACGCATCACAATTGACTACGAGACTAATGAGGTTTTCGTTCGCGGTAAGGGCTCTGCTAGAAATCTTGGGTCATACCAAGCTGATGCGTTTCAAGGTCACTGGCACTCTATAGTTGGAGGTGGCTCTGGGTTCACAGCCCTCGGGGATAATGGATTAGCTGCTGGTGCAACGGTAATATCTACAGGTGGAGCTGTCAACGTAGTAAAAGATCCTATGACAATGGGTTCATACGGCACACCTAGAACTGCTGTCGAAACACGCCCTAAGAATACTGCACTCAACGCTTGGATTAGATTCTCATACCGCAATTATATAGTCGGGACAGTGGGCGCTGGACCCATTGTAGCTAGATCTATTAACAGCGCTGGAACTTCATATGCAATTGGCAGTAATACGTTAGTATATGACGGTGTTAAAACTTTTGACCCATACGGGGCAATTAACACTACTACAGGAGTATTCACATCTCCTAAATCTACGTACTATACGGTAAAATGGGCGGTATTATTTGCTCAAGCCGTTTGGGCGCTAGGTGAAGACATGTACACTGACTTACAAAAGAACGGAGTTACCTACGCCTTGGGGTCATATCATGAAACTGAAAACACCGTTACGGCCCAAATAGGTTCAATAGGTTCGACTGACGTATACTTAGCTTTTGGCGAAACTTTACTGGTTAAAGTCGTCCATTCAAGAAGTGGTGCAAATACTCTAATAGCTCTTGGGGCTGCAAACTTTTTCTCTATTAGTGAGGTAGTATAGTTTATGTATAAAATTACAATTACAAAAGACTCAGCCGTTACAAACGAAGCATCCTTCCCAACTTTAAAAGAGCTAGAGAAGTGGAAAGCTAACCACGTAGAGATGGGCACATTCCGATTCGAAGATAAGGTAGTCCCAGCTTCTCTAACTGTGTTTGGGGATATCCTTGAGAAGGAGCATATCCTACCGAAGACTCACGAGTTTACTATTGAAGACCTAACCGAGCAGGCCGAAGCTGAGGCTGAGAAAGATGATAAGCTAAAAGCCGCCAAGAAGGCGCTTAAATCAGTAGACATTGAAGGCGCTACCACTATCGCTAAACTTAAACCTATTTTAAAACTATTACTTGATGCTCAAGAGTAATTAACGCTAGACTATGTGCGCTCTTAGGTTAAGATAGTACCTAATAGGAGAGCGCACATGTTCGCAACAGCTATAGCTTATTTAGAATCTAAAACTCCAACATGGGTAAAAGTTATTATAGCTCTAGTCATCGTAGGCTGGATGGCACCTATAGAAACACGTGACTGGTTTTACGGTAAGATTGATACTCGTGCCCTAGCTGTAATGGCACCTTTCAAAAGAGATGTTAAAGAAGAGATGAGTGATATTAACCAGCGTATCGATACCCTCAATGATAAAGCAGATGAAACAAATTCCTTCGTAAAAGCTATGGCCCTCGAACAGTTAGGTGCTAAACGCTATCAGCAAGTAGAGCTAACTACCGTTGACAAAACTAAGTAACCCCTCCTACCATAGTGGTACACATCCATAGGAGGATATATGACACCTGAAAAGAAAGCTTACGATTTAAAATTACTAGGTGAGAAATGTAAAGACCAAGGACTTGAACTAGCTGAAGAAGCAGTAGAGCAATTGGCAAAAGCTACATTTGCATGGCTTAAAGAGTCTGCTGAAATCTCAGTAACTCCTTACGACAACATGGGCTTCGCAGTAGCTCTACCAGAACTAGAGAAGCTTGCCTTTAAAGCTATCGATAAGATCGATGGTCAAGAAGGGTAATCATTACCTACATTTAGATTTGATAAAAGGGCTACCTTCGGGTAGCCTTTTTAATATGAAAGAAAAACTCAAAGCATATTTTACATCAGAAGTCTTTTACAAAACTGCCAAGTACATAGCGGATAAACTCTTAGATATAACTGAACCGATGATTAAACAATGGCTAGGTACCTATGTAGGTGGGCGCTTCTTAAAGTGGTTTACTGATGTACTAGTAACCCGTTTCTATGATCAGATAGTGCGGGTGTTAACTCGCGTAGGTGTAATACGACTTGGGTATATGTTCGACGATGCTCAGGCAGACAGAGTGGTAATCAGACTCCAATTAGCAGAGGAATCCAACGATGAAGATCTTTACATGCGTACTCTTAATGATGCTCTTCGCGGTAGCAAGCTGCCGAAGCCTTGAACGTTCTCTAATCTGCGCTGAGGTAACTAAGTATCAGATTGACCTGACTGAGGGTTACTTCTATCGTCGTGGCCATTGCTTTAAAGCACCGCTAGACGTGAACGTGTGGGAGAACCAAGAAGACTTAGTTGAAGTTGAACTGCATGAGTGTGATGGTATACATGGTGTGAAAGCTACCTTTGCTATTGCTGAGATACAGCCTAAGTTTACCGCCCTACAACGCCTACGAAAGGAGTCATGTGCCACCAAAGCCAAAGAGTAAAGCTAACAAGTTAATCAAGGCACCTAAGGGTAAAAGCTTAGAAGATCTTAAGCAGGCGTACATGCAAGAGAATATTCATCCTGCCGAGAAGAAGCTGTTATTCTTTCTAATCAAGAAGCAGGATGAGAAGTTTAAAGGTTAGAGGCGGATAACGGCTACTAAGTCTTTACGCCAAGTACTTTTCCTAGGTCTGACCATACCTGTCTTATCAGTACCGCCAGCTTCAAGCATAAAAGTATCATCGATAGCATATGCAATGTGCGTGATGCTCGTAGTGTCTTTACCGAAGAATAGTAAGTCTCCTTCCTTAAACCCTACCCGCATAGAATAATTACTCAATCTGTCATATATCATCTGCGCAGTAGCATCGTCAGTACCCCACTTACTCACTGATCTCATAAGCTCTAAGCAGAAGGCGCTACAGTCTATACCGCCATCCTGAGGTACATTACCCCCTAGCTTATATCCTATACCCACTAAGCTCCAAGCGTACTTAGTCATAATCTGAATTTCATTTTGTGATAGCATATCAGTATCCTCGTAGTTAATATAATCTTAGGCCAACTACTTCACTTGTTGAAGCAAGGGTATCTGGGTTATTCAGTCAGCGGCAGTGGGCTCCGTCCCTCCCAGAGGGTTTTTTCCGCGTTGCCGGGTAGCAGCGTATAAGCCTACACTACCCTCCTCTTCTTTAGCTTTGGTAAGTAGTCTCTGATTCAAGTGTAGTATAACCCCTACGCTAGTGCTAGCTCCAGTCTCATTTAGATAAATGATTCTAACATAGTCGCCTTTAAGCATGTATGGGAATAGGTGGAGAGTTAGATAGTTCTTAAGTGCGCGGTAAAGCCCAGTACCATTGCGAATAGCAGACTCTTTAACTAAGTCAAAAGTTTCTCTTCGAAGTGTGACAGAAAAGTTCTCTGGGTAAGTCTGCTTCTTCATAGTCCTAAGTCCTCAGAGGTATCAGGTACATGTTGTACATACCCCTCTTTACCTTTCTTAGGGCCAGATATTGGAGGGCTCACTATCTTAGTTTTTGGGGCTTTGATATCAGCTAACTCTTTGGCCATAGCATTCTTCTCTTTTAGCATTTGGTTGTATTTACCTACCAAGCTTTCCATGTCGGCCACAGCGTCTACGCGCCCTTGGATGTAAGCGTTACCCGCTACCACTTTTTCATTCTCAGTGTACTTAGTCTTACTAGTAACATTATACATGTACTTATCTTTAGCAGCGTACTGAATCTGGATAAAGTTTTTCTCAAGTATCATAAGTTCATTCCTTGTAGTAACAGTAAATTGTTTTCAACAGGCAAAGGCATAATCTGGCCCGGCATCATCCACTTACCTGACTCGCTATCTTTCACACACCCGAGCCTTCTAACTTCTGACTCTACCTCTTTACCCCAAGTAGAAAGTCCACCTGCTCCGATAACTCTGGTAGTAGTAAGCTCATCAAAGATTTCTTTAATATCGAAGAGGCCCTTACGAACGACAATCTTTTTAATCTCTTCTCTAAGGTAGCTACCTGTCTGCTTAGCTGCCTGTACATTGGCAAGAAGGTCTTCCGGCATATACCAGTAGTTGTACCCTTGCTCCCACATAACTTTACCTTCAGCATAAAGCTGCCCCAAGGTACGTTCAACTTCGGCAGTGTCGATGATAAAGCCCTTAGGCACTTTGAAAGGTAACCATCTACGGGTACCCATATCAAGCGATAGGTACTCATCCTTGTTAGTAGAACCAAACATCAGAAAGCCTCTGGGCCTGTCTACGGCCTTTCTTTCGTACAGCCCTCTCATCTTATCAACTGGAGAAGTAACGAACGCCTTAGCGATCTCAGGGTCTTCATGACGTAAACCGATAAGCTCAGGGAACTCAACTGTAACCGCTTGGTGCATCTGTCTAAGCGAGTCATCAGCTGTCAGGATGTTTCTACCACGAACTGAATAGTATGAACCGCGCCCCAAGATAGAGATTAAGGTAGACTTTCTTGCCCCCTCATCACCTTCGAAGATAAACATTGCGTCAAACTTACACCCCTTGGAAAGGCTTCGCGCAGCTAGTGCGCTAAACATATTCTTACCTAGGATGCGGTTGTACTCATTGTCAGCACCACCCATGACATCAATAAAAAACCTTTCAATACGATGCTTGCCATCCCATACCTGCTGTTTTACCCACTCTTCGTGAGGGTCAATAGATCTGATGTGCATAGCAATTTCTATGCCAGTCTGGACAGTTGACTTCTTCATCTTCTCAAAGCCAAGGCCCCCGCCTACCTTCTGAAGCATAGGGAGGATATTGTTCAGCAAGTCCTTATCGGACATCTGCTTACCTTTGTATATGAATGTGTCAGTGCGGGTATTTAAAAACATTTCTTGCTTAGGGATTAAAGTGTCCAAGATTAAAGCAGCATTAGTTTCGTTATCAATGAACTGAGGTTTACCCATTTTACTAATGTTAAAGGTCACGCCAGCTTTCTCTAAGATAGAGATACCAATGTCACCACCCATAACTTCAGAGAGTGAAAGAGGTACGCCCTTCTCATCGAAGAAACTCCTGATCAAGTGAATGATAGTACCACCTTGGATGTCACCAAGAGCATCGGCCTTATGATACATATCTATGGCCTGAACTTCATCACCCTCAGAGTAACCTTGGTTCATGGTCCACATGATACTTAGCTCTTCACCTATCTCAGCGTGGTGTTCAGTACCAGCTTTGATTGAGAAGATACCGTCACGCCAGTTCTCACGGGTGAGCGCACAGTTTTCTTGTACCCATGGGATGTTCTTTCGAAGCCAATCTACTTGTGCCTGAGAAAATGCACTATGAGAACCTGACATTAGAAGTTCTTCAGGAGTACGCTCTAGCTCAGTCTTACCTCGAAGTAATTCCTCCATCAAAGCGATAGGAACTATCATAGGGGCCAACGGTGCTTGCGGGTGAACCTGATAACCTTTAGTAGGTGGAGCGTGGACTGTAGCGCGGTACTTGATCTCTACGCCTACAGGGTTATTCTGCTCATCTTTAATTATGCTTTTAGGTCTGAACGTTAAGTGGTCAATACTATCTGGTAGTTCATAGTATAAATGGAAGCCACCACTCTTAGAGATAATTGTATAAGTGTTAGGGATGTTGTTAGCTTGGGCAAAGTTACGCCACCAAATCCTACCATCGGGAGTCATATACTTCTGCTCTACCCCGTTAACCATTTTGCTACGTTCACGAGGTAAATCAATATCAATAATGACAAGTCTGTTCTGCATAGCTGGGATAGCTACGTCACAGGTACCTTCTCTAACTAGTTCTATATATGTTGGGAGTTTATCTGCTGATACGTTGTTTACTGGAGAGTATCTTTCGCCTCTTGCTACTCGACACGCTTTAAGATTACCGATGACAATGCTCATAGTCCTAAGTCCTTCATACTACCGTTATTAAAGGGAGGCAAATTTCTGATGTTTAACTTCTTTTTATCCTCGGCCAACTGCTCTTCACTCTTAAATGGAGGGCGCATACCGTGATAAACTTCGATTAACATCTTAAGTGTTTCCCACTCTAGGATTGCTAGTGCGGGTAATCTATCTGCCTTTGTTACAAGGACTCTATGCTCACCTTCTTCGGCTATAGTTTCAAGTAAAACTTTAGGCATTTCATATTTTCTTTTTCGCTTGCACTGAATGACCCATGGTGCTGTACCTTGAATGTCCATTTTCTTTTCAGCATCGATGTGGTGAAACTCTAAGTGCCTACGTGCTTTAGGGAATATGTGACATAGCTGGGTAGCTATTTCATTCTCGTAGGTCTTACCTTTCTTATTACCGTTAATGCGTTTCTTTGGTGCTGGCGCTTCTTTATTTTCCATATCTCGGTCCTGCCTTAACTTCCGTTTTAATTACTAGACCGCGTGCCCAGTCAGGTGTGATACTCATTACTCTTTCAAACTCTTTTGACTGCCCTTTCTCTATGTCGCCCCAAGCTTCATCGTGGACAGTGCCCGGTACAGGGAAACCGTGGGCCTCAAGTCTTAGCATTGAATCAACCATGGCTTCTCTAGCGATACATGAGACTACGTTTTCACAAATCAAACCACCGTATACAGATTTAGGTACAAGGGTACCGTTAGATAGCGGGGTCATGTAAGTCATAGAAAGCTTAGTTTCCTGTATCTCGCGGATAACTTTATTACCTAATGAATCTAAGTCCGTTACTTTCTTTTTAAATGTTATCTCACGGGTCGAAGTATCATGGTAATACAGCTTACTTCCTGATGGAAGTTGAATCATTACACCCTTCCAAGGTTTAGGCATAGGCATAACTACTACCCTGTTTTCATATAGAGATGTAGTCTTGAAGAACGTTGACGCCATGTGGAAAGCTTTCTCTAGTTCATCCCACATCTGCACCACTAAAGGGTACATGCTACGATAAAGGTTGACTGTCTTAGTCGCCTGTTCCATTGAAAGCAGAATGCCAGTATCTTGGAAAGTTTTAACTCTGAAGGCCTTAGCTCCTGAGCCGTATCCACATGATAGCTGAGCAGTCTTACCTACCTGACGTTCATCAGACTCTTTACCAACTTGCTCTATTGGAATGTTGTAAAGTTTGCTGGCCATCTCTTCATACCACTTGGCCGGGATCTCACCCATGTTAAGTAACCAGAAAAGTACAGTGGGTTCGATCTTAGAAAAGTCGCCTGCGACAAACTCCCTACCTTCTTCGGCTACCCATATCCGTCTGAGTAGATTTTTAACTACGCCTAGCGGATCAGTTAGCGTGGGGTAAACTTTTAAAAGGTCATGTGCAAGTGTTGGAGAGTCTAAATCTAATTCCAGTTTATCTCTGCGCTTTTTATCGAAGCGTGGAAAGTTCTGAGGTTGAACTCCTCTACCTGCAAACCGTTTGTTCTGTGCCTTGGAGTAATCGAATAACTGGTAGATTCTACCGTTGTACATTGTGGCCAGTGCAGTAGGCACTTTAGACATTGCACTCCCACCGAGTAGAAACTTAATCTCTAAAGCTTCTCTCACCTCTTCGGGTACAGGCGTAGTATCCATGAGCAATTCTTCAACAGTATCTTTTCTGAAGTCTACAATCCAAGGGTAGAAGTTCTGAAAGAACTCAAGCATTTTCTGTGAACTGTTATGAGTGCAGCCTGTGATCTCTTTGAACCTGCGCTCAAGGGGTGGAAGCTTATCGTTTATGATCTTATCGAAGACATGGAGCAGGTCAGTGTCAACTCTTACACCTGTGAGGTTACGCTTAAATGTCCATTCCCATACTTCTCTTTCTTTAGGTGGAAGCTGAGGCATAGCTCTATAAGCTTTACGCAAAATGTCAGTGTCACCCATGTAATAACGTTTGAACGCTGCATAGTCTTCAGCATTCTTAGGGGCCACAAGCTCACCCTTGGAGTTTGGCTTGCAAGTGTACATCATGACAGCCTTGCCCTTCTTATCCTTAACTAGGGGCAAACGTAGCATCCTAGCGTTGGCCTCTAAGGTAGAGCCTAGTCTGAAGTAATTTGAAACTGCCATGTTATCATGAATGTTTTTAATAGCTGGGCGTTTGTACATTGGGAAGTTCTTGGCGAAAACTAATGTCCAGATAAGATAATCAAACTCTACGTTGTGAGCGATGTGCATGAACTCATCTGGGGTAGCACCAAGTGACTTAAGTTCCTGAGGGATTGGCGTGCCATCCCAAATATCCCACCCTTTTACCGGCCCATTATCTATGCACCAAGATATAGCAGTCACTTGTGTTGACGGGTGCATGGCATAGTTAACTGCCCCAACTACAGTAAGGTCAACCATCGATCTAGTTTCAAAGTCAAAGAAGAATTCTTTCATAGTCCCAAGTCCTCATAAGAAGCTTCGATTGAAGGTTGAACTAGAGCAGGTGGGTTACCGCCGTTACGTAATCTCTCACGTAAGCTTTCATTGAACCCGCGTTTCTGAAGTACTCTTTCGTAGCAGGCCTGATCGTTTTCACCTGAGAATAAAAAGTAATGGTTCGTTCTACTGACCTGACCGCTACGGTGAGTACGTGCCATGGCCTGAGCAAGTTTATCATCGTGCCATGGGAAGTTTAGGTACAAAGTATTTCTAGCGTTTTGTAAGTTAAGTGACTCAGCACCTGCACCGTATGACATAGCAATACCTTTAAGCTTGCCCTGTTGAAATGCCATAATGGTTTGAGCTCTTTCGACTTGGGACTCAGCACCAGTGATAAGTTTAATCTTACCTTGGAAAGTCTGCTCTAAAACTCTTAGACCCTTAGTGAATAGTGAGAAGATAACAATTTGCTCATTCAGTTTGAAAAACTCTTCAAGCCAAGCAACAGCATAAGGGGTCTTGGCAGTAGCGATGCGCTCAAGCTTACTCATGTAGGCCTCAGGCATCTCCATGTTGGCACCCTTAAGCATGTCATCGTCTGGGATATCTAAGCGAACTGGGATGACTTGCTTCTCTGGCATATCAATACAGTCTTCAGCTCTTCGATAGTGAACGTATGGAGCGATCAACTGATGAAACTTTTCTTCTTCATTAACACCTTTGTAAGATGTTACTTGACGGTAAGACCAACCAGACGGGCTGGATGGATCTCTTACTCTTATCGAAGATTGGCTTTCATGTGTGAACAATGATCTGAACTTTTCAAAGGCCTCAGTGTCCAAGATTTTTCTGATGGCCGCATTGATATTAGGTGAAGCTACTAACCACAAGTTAACGTAAATTTCTGCAGCATCATTTGGAATAGGCGTACCAGTTAGCGGGAGAATCTTACCGTGAAAGGTAGGGATCATGTGCTGTAGCATGGTAGCAAAGTCTATGGTGCGGTCGGCTTTAGGGTTCTTAATATAGTGGCACTCATCGAGTGCAAGCATTGCATAGTGGTACTTGGAGTTAGCAATTCTTCTTATGAAATGTTTAAGTTGTGAGTATGGAACTACCATGAAATAAGGGATCAGGTCAGGCGCGAACTTAGCTAACTCCTGCTTCCATGTGAGGATAGCAGACTTAGGGCAAAGTACTACGACTTTTACTGCGTCACCGTATATAGGTCTAAGCTTAGTGATAAGGACTCTGGCCGCGAGAATGGTAGTGTAAGTCTTACCAAGTCCCATACCGTGATAACCGATTACTCCGTTACCTTTTGAATCAAGTAGGAAATCTTTTAACTCTAACTGATGTTTTCTGGGAGCCAAGTATGCCACGTAACCTCCGTATAAAAAGGGCCGGAACCTGCCTCCCGTTAACTCTTGCGAGTAGCGTATTACCGCTGGCGGGATTGCAGGCGCGTTTAACCACCTTCGGTGGCACCCTTTGTGTGGTATCAAAAATTTAAAGAGCGTCGATACTCTTTGCTAATGCTTTCAAATCAACTTGAGCGTTAGCTCTGTACTTAGCTGGTAGAATCACTGCAGGTTTACCCTCAACAGTAACCATAATAGCAAGCTGTAGTTTTTTCTTAACTTGGTCAGCACGGATATTCACTTCCACATCTGTACGTGAAACTAGTTTACGTAGTTCAGGGAAGAAGAAAGTCCCGGCCCACTCTTGCATGTACGGGATGTCAGATAAGTTCGAAGGTACTTTAACAGTATCTTGATAAAGGCACTTATCCTCGTCTTTAAGCTCAGGCTTCTTAGGTACTGGAGTGAATATCTCTTGCCCGCCGATAACACGCTTAAGGAAGTCCTCAGCATCATCGACAGCTTGATAAGCACCACCGAGGTAAGAAGGGATCTGACCGTGCTCTTTAACAAAGTGAGAATGAAGTAAAGCAATCTCATGTCTGATAGACTTAAGACTTTCAACAACTCCTATAGGTAATCTCATAGCAGCTGAGCTAGGTAGATCTACCGTAGGCTTTTCAGCCTCGGTAGTCGTTTCAGGGGCAGCATCGTTCGATTCAATTTCAGTAGGTACTACTTTTAAAGTCATACTAGGCCGCCCATTACAGGGTTAGTAGTAGCATTTACTGCAGCTTTGTACATGTCACGGAACTGACCAAGTGCAGGCTGTTGAAGCAATGTAGGTCTAGTGCCAGTCGCACCTAGCTTAGTTAAGATATCGGCTGTGAGCTTCTGCTTAGCTTCGAGAGGTACGGCAGTGAAGGCCATAAGCTTATCACCTAACTGCTTGATCTCTTCTACAATAGCTT